AGCTTCCTGGACAGCGCCTCCAGGACGGCCATTCTCAAGCTTGTGCAGCCACAGTAGAAAGGGATAATAGATCCATGTCATTCCTCCAGACCTGGGGTCGCCCTGGAGTCGGGTATCTTGTCCTTCGCCACGACAACTATGACCAGCAGGGGTGGGACCTGGCTTCAAGGGCGAGTCTCCATGTCGTCAAGGTTACGGGACGAAGGGATACGGGGGATGGGCTTGGCCATTGGACAGAAGACCCAGCCTTCCGCGGGGATCTCACCAACGCCGTCTTCTGGCCTGCAGCTTCGAGGCAGATCGGAGGATGGTCTTTCGCATGGTCGACCGAGCTCCGCACCGAAGGCGGAAAGGACGTGGCCACGGGACCGGCCGGCGGGACATCCAAGAAGCTTTCCCGAAACCAGAATGCCATTCCCAAGGGATCCGGCGGAGAAGCGGACGGTCGCTATCAGCCAAAACCCGTCATCATCCCCCTGAAAGACGGAGCTCCTGGAGGAGACCCCAATGGACCTCTCACGAATCTTCCTCCAGCAGTTCCCAACGCCCAGGAAGCCGGTGATCCCAATGTGCTCATCCTGGGGATCGGAGGATCGATCGGCAACTTTGGAGGCCCAGGAGTCGGGACCGGGTCGGGCTTCGCTCAGTTCCAGGGGGTGAGAACCGACTTCGGTCATTCGAACTTCCCGAGCTTCTCGGGAGTCCGGACTGACTTTAGCGGGTCGAGCTTCCCCAAATGGAGCGATGTCGTCAAGAAGAAGAGCTAGATGGCCGAGAAAGTAAAGAAACTTCCGAACGGTACTCTTGGAATCACCCTGGCCCTTACCAATGAGAGCCAGGAGGAGGACGCCTTTCATCCCACGGATCCTCGCTTGACGGCCGTCAACGTCAATGGAGATCCAGAATGCGGCTCCCTCGTCTACGATTTGAACGATCAATCCGAATTCGACCGGGACCGTGGCGCGCGTCTCCAGTCCGCGTTCAGGGTGATCAAGGAACCCCTGGGCATGGACAACGCCATCGGTTTTCAGCTCTCGGATTCAGGGCAGGGAGATACCTCCGGAGGCTGGTTCATCGATAAGCCCGATGGAGTTCTTATCTTGGAAGGCAGGGGAGCCGTCCAGGTAGGGAACCAGATCGGGATCGGAATGGGATCCCATCGGGCCAACGGCCCCTTCCACGTCGGGAGCGCCGAGGACAAGCACCAGAAGGGCCAGGATGCCGATGGCAACCCCATCAACTGCCTCCATATCGCCCACGATTTCAACCTCTACCAGGACAAGACAAAAGACGGCCCTCTCTTCATCGAGACCTTCCTGCCTCCGGGGCCCGATCTCGACCAGAGGGTGCCGGTCCACTTCGGGTACAATTTTGCGAGCGACGACTGGAGATGGTATACAACCTCGGCTCTCTACCCGATGCCGACGCCTTTCCCGATCCCGCTCCCTCTTCCAAAGGATCTCCCGCTCCAGTTTGACCAAGGGCCGGGGCAGCCCCTCCGGCCTCCCGTCCCCACTCTCTCCAATGTGGTTACCGGGTCGAGCCTGACGGGAGCGGCCCTCCGCCTCATGGCTTCTCTCTCGACCCTGGTGTGTCCTGCCGTAGCCGTACGCCCACAGAACTATCAGACGGGACAGGCGAACAGCGGAATGTTTGAAAGTCCTCCCGTCGCCACCCCAGGATCGGTGAGCGATGACGAGGCCCAAAACGCCATGGCCCAGATGGGCGAGGAGCGCCGAAAGAAAGCCGATAACTCGAGTCCTTTGACCGGCATGTGTTCTGGTTTTGGCGCCCAGGGGGGCACCTATCAGAATTCAGGATCGAATGGGCCCGACTATCATGGATCGGAAGGGGATCCGTGGGTCTATACGACTATTCCCAGGGGGTCCAACCAGACCTCGAAACCCACGAGCAAGTTCCCCGGAGGAACCGCCTCGGGCGGGATTATCTATCATCCCCCCGAGACGGATCTCCGAGATATTTCGGTGGGCCTTGTGCCCCCCAATACCAGCCTCTCGACCATGTACATCCTGGTCGGTCCCGGGGCCTTCTTTGGAGCCGGCCTTCCCCAGCTCGTAACGGGAGGATTGAAGGACGGCTGGTCCTGGGGCATGGACACCTCGACAGCGGATCTCAAGTTCCGAACGCATGTGTCGAGCGGCAACCCTTCTACAGGGATCGTCTTCGTCAATAGCTCACAGAACATCCGCTGGTATTCCGGGCAGAGCACCTATGGCGAGTTCGATCATGCGAACTCCGCCAATCGCACCTACACCTTCCCAGACAAATCCGGCACCGTCGCCATGACGAGCGATATCTCGAGTGGATCCTCAGCCCTCTTCACGGCCACCGCCACCGTCACCTATTCCGGCAGCGGGTCCGACACCACTCTCGTCGGCGCGGGTCAAGGGTCGATGACGCTCCCGGCGGCCTATCCCACAGTCGGCAAGACCGTCCGCCTGACGGCTCGTGGATACTATTCGACCGTTGCCGTGCCAGGAAATCTCAACATCAAAGTCACCGTCGGCGGCGCGACCTTCGGGCAGACCGGCAATCAGGCGCTTCCAGCCCTCATGACGAATCAACTCTGGAAGGTAGAGCTGATCTTTACGTGCTATACGACGGGAGTTGGCGGCACCGCCTGGTCGCAGGGAGATTTCACGCACATGGAAACGGCTGGATCCGTCGGAAGCCCAACGCTCTGGGAACTGATTCGCACGGCTGCACAGGGAATCGATACGACCAGCACGAATCTGGTCGACCTTCTGGCCAATTTCGATACTGCAGGGAACTCGATCACGATGACGAACCTCGTCCTCGAAGGACTCAATTAAAATGGCAAACTACAAATACTTCATGCTCGACAACCTCACTACACCCATGTCGAGGACGAATGGGGGTCCGAATCTCCCCTCTCTCTGGCTCTGCGACTCGGATGCTGGAAAGCCGTCCTCGGGTCTCAAGAAGGGGGACCTCTGCTTCTATATCGATACTGGAGCGCGCTACGAATGCAACAATGGGACATCCTGGACACAGCCATCGGGCGGTGGAGTACCCACCTCGCGGCTCATTAACACGACTTCACCGGTTACCGGTGGAGGAGATCTGACGGCCGATCGCACCATCGCCGTAACGGTCGGAAGCAGTTCTGGGACTTTATGTGCAGGCGACGATGGAAGGCTCTCAAATGCCAGAACTCCCACCACCCATGCGGCGAGTCACAAGAACGGAGGGGGCGATGAGGTAGCGGTAGCAGCGGCTGCCGCCAACGCCATCCCAAAGGCGGGGGCTGCTGGGCAGTTGGGATTCGATTGGCTGCCAGCGGTACACGACGGGCTTAGAAAGCCCGCTTTTTTCGATGCCGCCAATCTGACGACAGTGACGGCCTTTGCGACCAATACCAGCTACTTTGTCTATCTCGGCCGTGTCATGACGGCGATTACTACGATAGACGTGCTGACCCGCGTTACGACTTTGGCAGCCACCATCACATGGGCTGAGGTCGGTGTTTTCAAGGGCGCCCCCGTGGTGAACGGGAACGCTTCCCTGACCCGCCTTGGATTTACGAATGTCGCGGCAACTTTCAATTCCACCGGGATCAAGAAAACGACGGTCAGCCTGTCTGAGGTAACCCCCGGCGATGAACTTTGGCTGGCCTTTGGATCTCAAGCGACAACGCCGTTTCAGCTCCGGGGAGGTCTGGCTGACGACATCCAGGCCGGCTGGTATCAAACCTTTGCTGGAAGAATCTCCACTATGAGTATTCCGTCAACATGCACTTTGGCTGGGGCGTCGGCTGTGCCCCCTTGGTGTTGCGCGAAGGTATAATAATAGTAGAGGTAGCGATGGACCTTACGGAACGCGAAAAGCTGATCATCCTGGATCTCATCCTCCTGGCCTGGAAGAGCGGTTCCATCCGCACGCCGGAGATGTCTTCCGAGATCGAAGCCTTGAAGGCCAAGATCTCCGGGAAGGGGGATAAAGCTCCTTGAGGGTCTGTACGTTCCATACGGATTCCGTCTACAAAGCCCACGCTCTCTCGCTTCGGGAAAGCGTGAGCCATCATGGATTCTCGATCGATATCCATGAGATGCCGGACTTGGGAAGCTGGGGAGCCAATGTCGCCCAGAAGCCGGAAGTCATTCTCCGAACTCTTACGGCCCATCCCCTTGAATCCATACTTTATATAGACGCCGATGCCTTCATGGTGGAGAAGCCCGCCTTGACCTGGGACGAATCGAAGGACTTCGCGGCCTATTTCGAAAGAAGGCCCCAGGGTAAGATGGCTCCGTGCGGGGGAACGCTTTGGATCAGGAATACGCCCGTCATGAAGAATCTCATTCTGTCATGGAAAGCCGCGGCCACGCTCGAGACCCACAAGGCCGACGATTGGGTCCACCTTTCCGGCCTTCTCTCCGGGATCCCGAAATCGAAGATCGAGCGGCTTCCCCCCTCCTGGCTCTGGCATGAAGCGACCATGCGCCAGAGATTTCCGGGAGTCAATCCCGTCATCTCCCATGGATGTGTCGGGGCTCACGATTATCTTGAATATTGATGGAGTAGACATCCGATGAGCGACACTGATACCGTTGCCAAGAAGAAAGAGGATACGCGCGTCCTCAAGGAACCATCCCCCTGGTGGGTGTCGGAGTTCAAGTGGCTTCTGACGGGGTTCGTCTTCCCCTCCGCAGTTGCCGCCTTCCTTCTATGGAACTATCAGACGGTGGGCAAAGAGATGGTCTCCACTCTCCACGAAGTATCCGAGAGCCTGAGGGATCTCAGGAAGGCGTTCCCCATGCTTCCAAAGAAAGGAGATTGAGGTGAAGAAAAGAGTCCTTATCTACGCGCTCTCTCTAGGGCTCGGGCTGTCCGGATGCGCGCTCTTCTCGAAGAGTCCGGACAAGGCGGCCGTAGGTCTTTTGAGAGAGAAGCATCTCAAGTACCAGTCCTTGTTCACGTCCTACATCGATAAAGATGCGTCCTTGGGAGTGCCGGCCCGGGATGCCCTCAAGGCCGAGATCCAGGCGGAGCTCGATCTCATCGACTCACTCTTGAAATAGGAGCCCTCATGCCTCTCAAAGCGGACCTCATCCAGGCCCTTCTAGGCCCCATCCAGGATAGGTTCAAGACCCTTCTCTCCGAGAATAAGACCGTGGCCGAGAGGCTGGAAGACTGGGGTTCTCGATACGCCGAATGCGCTATTTCTCTCCTTCTGGCAGACGCCGGGAAGAAGGCGGAGCTCTCCTTCGAGATGGATACCTTGAAGGATGCGATCGAGCTGGAAGCCATGTCTCTTGAGGTTGATGACGCTCATGCCCTGAAGAACGCCTTGACCACCGCCCTCAAGGATGCGCTTGGCGTTGCCATGAAGACCGTCATGGCTATCGTTCTTCATGCCTGAAGACTGAAGGGCATCGCGGCTTTCGTAAGGGTGATCGAGCCAAGCATGTGGAGGGATCCATCGATGGTAATGCCGTTACTCATGTCAGCATCCTTCCGTGTAACGGTCAGGGTCGCCCCAGGATTGATGTACGCATTGTCCAGGGTGGACGATCCGTCCCCATGCCCCCAGTAATTGGAGGCCGTCAAGGTTCCAAGAGATCCATCCGCTTCACGGACCGTGACCCGGCTCCCCGCTGCAAGCTTGAGCTGGATGAAGTGGAGGCGTATCGCTGGAATTATATCTGGAGACGGGTTGGGACGAAAGGTACCCCCCAGGAAACTGTAGCTTTTCTTTGGTACCGAGAGTACTGCTGGAGCCATACCCAGGAACTTAAGGAAGCTTCTCCGGTCCATATCCAAATACCCTCAGTTTAAGGCCACAGAACGATGGCCTTCTTCCCACAGGTCATCACATCCTCATCTGTGTATCCCTGGTCCTTCAGGGACTTCGTCAGCTTCTCAAGACCCGTCTCTCTGGATTTGGGATCATACATCGCCGTTTCAATCGCGCAGAGTTCACTGAAGCCGTTGCCCTCCTCATCAGAGGACATGACAACGATCCGATCTTTGTCCTCTTTACACAGCAGCTCAATCAACTCTTTAACCGTCATATCATCTCCCAAAAAGGCTCATGAATGGATCTCGCACTTCGGGGCATAGGAGGCATGAGCGGACCCTCCCATGATGGGATAATGGATGAGCTCCTGGCATCGGCAGACAGGAATGGAAGGGAAGCACCCATTGCATACAGGAGGTGCTCCTTGGGCAAGCTGAGCCAGGGGCCCATCCCAGACCTCCAGAAATCCATTGCAGACCTGACGCTTAAGGCACCTGAAGCCTGCCTGCCTCACCTCTCCTCCATCCCCCACCAGGATCCAGGTGACCTCATGAGTGACCGACTGTTCATCCATGGCTAGTTTCATATCTTCCTCAATTCGATCTGGTCTTCCCTGGACATGAAGTCGATGAAGTCCGCTCCCTCCTCTCGACCGACACATTCGATATATCTCTTTAGAAGTCCATGCAGGGAAATGAGCGCTTCTCGATCTGCGACGGCCTCGATATGGCAGATCCTGCAGATGAGTTCAAGATGGTTCTCGCATGAGTGCATATGGATTGAATCCTCCCTTTTAAGCTACATCCAGAAAGGTCCATGTCCAAGCTCCTCGGGAGTCTTCTCTTTCTCCTCCCTCTTCCATGCGCAATGGCAGCAGCGTTTGACATGGATGGCGGGCATGGAGGTCAGGATCATGAGGGTATGGAAACAGTGCCCTTTACATGGAGGTTCAACCCAGCTAGACGACATCGACCAGGTATTATCGCTTCCAGAGCCACATGTTCTATGTGCCATCCTTACACCCTTCCTTCTTCCATGGAAACGCCTTCTCTATCAATCTCCACCGGTGGAACCTCTCGTCACTCTCCCATGAGAGAAGATAGGCCAGCGCCGTTTCCAGGAGGAGAAGCCTTGGCCCATCAAAGATCAGGATGGCCAGCGCCCAGAGGGTCCCCAGGATGAAGTAGATCCATGAGAACTTGATCATACGGTCTTCATCTTCCCCTCCTTTTGCGCCGAGGCTTTGAAGAAGGCTGAGGCCAGCCAGCTCAAGGAGAATGCCTCCCAGAATCCGATTTCCTTGAACCCGAACAGGGCTGGCATCGCACAGTTCCACGCCCACTTGATCGGGAAGGCGTTGAGAAGCGCAGCTAGCGCGATGGTGGAGACCACCAAGAGCACGGCCGCAACAATGTTGCACAAGGTCTCTACCAGCTTTTCCATGCTTATTCCATCCTCATTATCTATGCCAGAGCCGGACCATCTTCCTCTACAGCGCCTTCGACCAGCGCCCTTTCCCATAAGCCGGAAGCCCGGAGCCAGTCTCGGACCCGCGCCCGATCTCTTATCCAACTTCCTTGCCACTTCTCATATACCTTGATCTTCTCCTGCGCGAACACCAACGCCAGCCGATCCTTGATGGCCCGCTTTCTAATGTCCTCAATCATCGGATGCAGAGGAGGCTGAATGGGGGCGGCGTCAGCGGCGGCATGGCGTTCACAGAGAATTACAGGGTAGCCCAAGCCGCCGTAGGATGGACTACAGTAGCCGCACTTCCCGAAATCTTCTTTCAGCCAGTCCATTCGTTAATCCCCTCATTTCTGCATCGCTTCGAGCATCCGGAACGTGGTCCCTGTTTCCCCGAGCGCCGACATCGTGGCGACGATGCTCGCCCACTCGTTCGGCTGGAACTCCGCGAGAAGTTGGATGGACTCGGGAGCGCCGGGCGCGCCGCGATGCACCTTGTTGATCTGCACGGAGCCGTGGAAGTCGCCGCCCTCGATTCGCACGAACCGCAAATCGGCCTTGGCCTGGAACGTCACGTACCTGATCTCGCTCATGTTTCTCTCCTATTGCGACTCTAGTAGATTCTTCCAAGCCGCTTCAAGTTCCTTCTGATGCTCGTCGCCTCCGCAGTCGCAAGGCCCATGCACCGTGCGCCCATGGCGGGTGGCCGGGCACTGATACCGATGGACCGCCATCGGTTCAGAGATTCCGATATTGAAGCCGGGCCAGTTCTTCGCCTCTCGCTTCCTGAAGAAGACGGCCTTGAACTCTCGGACTGCTTTCTTTGCGTTCATCTGCTCATTCAAACAGGGCCTTTGCCTTCAAACAGGCTGGTCCAACGTCATGATCCAGGCTCTCCTCTTTCGCTGGATTGGTGACATCGGCACCCACAACCCCACTCTTGTGCGAGATCATAATGGGCGCAACAAATTGGACGGAAGATCATCCCGATCCCCATGATTACTGCCAGCGCGATCAGTAGAATCATCCTTGCGTCCTTCTTGGGATTCGCGCAACCATCCGTTCTCTCGCGCCCACTGCTGATTGATCCCCGGCTCCTTCGCTACGCACCGCTTGCACGTCGCGGGAGGCATCCAGAGCCCGGCGAGGACCGCCCATCTGCCATCGAGCGAGAGCGGCCAATCCGCGTTCTCCACCCAGAAGTGCGAACAGGCCGCCGAGAAGAGGGACTTGAGCCAGCGGGGGAGCCTCATGCCTTATTTCTCACCTTCGGTTCCCCATCTAATTAGATTCTATATCATCCATGAGGATCTTCTTCAGGATCTCCAGGCCCAGAGCTTCCTGGGCTCTCACTTCCTCCATGAATAGAGCCATCCGCCTGGCTTCAGTCAAAGTCCTCGATATCGCGCAGTCTTTGCATTCGCACCTGAAGATGCCACGCTTCCCTTCTCGGAATTCATGGACACATCGGGAGATGATCGCTTCGGCTTCTTCCACCGGGATCCATCCGGCACTGGGCCATGGGCCGATGTAGCCAGCGCTCAGGTAAATGTGATCTTCTCCCGCCGGATCTACCCCTGGAATGGAAACCGCAAAGGTCCAATGGCTTCCTCGGCTACGAAAGTAGTAGGGATGGTCATCGATATAACCTTCCGACTGGACCGGGCAGTTGCCCACGGGAGGTCCTATCTCGTTTCTCATCAATTTTAAGGCCTGCTTGACTCTCTACAAGCAGGCGTTTCCCTCTCTACCCCGTCTTCCGGGGAGCCTGCTTCCCGAGCCGAACATAGTTCAGCTCCCTTTGGATCCCGTCTTTCATGGCTCCGATCAGATCCAGGATCGCGTGCTCCGTGTTCTTGATCAGGATCTTGAGGCGCTTCTGGGCCTGCTCCTGACGGTAGCGGCCACGGATATACGCCGCCCACTTTGCCCTACTGGCTTTCGTCGACAACTTGGTCATGATGCCTCCAAAGAGAAGAGAAACATACCTTAACTGGACTTCTCTCCCGACTCCTTTCCAAGCCTTTCGTGCTTCAGCATGACGTGATCGTAGGCCTTCCCGACCTCGTCCCAGATCCACCACCTGAGCTCACGGAGGACCGGGAGGATCTTACGATTGAGCTCCTTCACCACGTCCTCCCGGATGTCCCTGCATTCCATGCAGACATCGACCGAGATCGTCCCGCCATCGAGGATCTCGGCATCGGTCCTCACTCCACAGGTACGGCACTTCGCTCCACGATCTTCAGGATGATTCATCCGTTCCTCCTAGAAACTCTTCACGTAGAGAGCAAAGAGCGGGCTTTCCATGACTTCCCGCTCACGCTCCCCACTTGATTCATGGAAACGGCCACGACCTCTTCAGGCTTTACCGTGAAATAGGATCTCTCGGCCTTCTTCATCTCAACCTGATGGCACTCGAAGCACAGGAATCGTCCCATGGAGGACTCCTTCAGGGAATGATTCGCCTCCACTCGGCCACAGTCCCCTTGGCAGGAGAGCATCCCTGGCTTCCAGTCGAAATCGCAGTCACTGCACATGGAGGATCTCCTTCAACTTTCCGATCTCCCCCTGGATCTTTTCGAGGAGGGAGATGACCTCCGGAAGGTGGCTCTTGACCTCCCAGCGGATCTTCCTGCCGGCCTTCTTGAAGGAGGTTCCGCGGGGCCCAAAATCATTCAGGCTGAGGACCGCCTTCTCGATGGCATCGTCGATTAAGGCGATGGCGCGCGTGTTCTTCTTCATACCTTCTCCTTTCCACAGGCGGGACAACGGCCGGTCTTCCATACGTTAAGTCCGAGGCGATCCAGGATCTTCCTGACCGTCGCGGAGTGGAAGGACTTTTTCCTTCCCGTTACGAAGCTCCAGAGGGTCACGTAGGCGATCCCGAGCTCCTGGGCCAGGGAATACGTGGTCATGGACCTCTCCTCCATGGACTTTTTGAGATCAGCCTTCAATTTCTCGAAGTCGATCTCGGACACGATGTTCATGGGCATCATGGGCACCTCCTGGGTAAGGATATTAGCAAATTAACTGCCAAGTTAAATACGCTAAATTTGAGTTTATTTGCATATCAAACTTAGCGATTAACAAAATATGTCAACAAAACTGTTTTTAGTGACACTTTTTGTCATCCGCTATCCATCTTTCCTCAGTCTTCATGGAAAGACCGTTCTTTACCATCACCCTTTTGAGCTTACCGGCTTTCCCGAGAGGCCCGAGAAGTCCGTGAATCCACAGAGTGTCTTTATTGTTGCTGTAGAAACCGTGGATCTCGGTCATTGAGGCTCCGTCTTTCCCCTTGCTCAAGATGAAGTGGAAGAGCTTTTCTCGATCAGACCGACCTGACCAGATGTATCGGACCGACGCTTCCACGTATCGGATGATGGCGTGGGCCGCCTTAAGATGGATGGGTTCGATTTTTGGGGTGCCGTCGAGAAGGGCGTAGATCGAAGCAACACGGAGGCACTGAGGAGCGGCTCTGGAAAGGATGGAAGCCGTGATTTCACCAAGATCTTCACGGCTACGGGTCAGATCTTCGTAGATGGGAATCCATGCATCCTCGGCGGTCGTCGAAAGGGAGATGATCGGGATCTTCCCGGCTTTCTCAAGGATAGGTTTCAGCTTCCTGGCCATATCCTTATATTCAAGCTCAAGTGAAGCCCCACCCAGGGGAAGCGACTTCGATCTTCTAGACATGATCCAGAGAATCCGGTTGGCTGTCCCGGATCCCTTGTCTATCTCCGTCAATTCGCGGCGGATCTCGACGGGGGTGATATGGCCCACCAGGCTGATATGATGGTTATCCACCTTGAGCGGATCTTTCTTGGTCAGGACTTCGAGTCCGGAGCCGTCCCATCCTTGCCTCAGCACTTGCGACAGCTGATTCCCCTCGCGCTTCATGACTCTCAAGGTCGAGGCGAACTCGCTGTTCTGGATCAGGAACCTTGGATCTCTTTCGGCAGCATCCGGGATGAGATTTCCATCCTGGTCCCTTGGAGGTGAGAGACGGGCGATCACCCCCTCTCCCGAGGATAGATTGGTCCCTACGCATGTCTTCAGGTAAGCGCCGCCATCCATATGTTCAAAGAGCCGGAGAACCCGGTCACTTCCCGTCCCCTTGCGACCCTCTCCTGAAGCAGCCACGATGACGGAAAAGAGATTCATGCGGTGAAGGGTCGATTCAATCCTGTAGGCGGGCTTCCGTCCAAGGTGATTTCCGGCGATCGTGAGGAAGGTGATGAGGAGGTTGACGGGATCCGCTTCTGTCTGGGGTTCCGTCAGGCGCACGAAGTCTCCCGCGATCCCATGATAGGCCAAAGACTCCATGATGGGCCAATGAGCCTGAGTAGTCTCGGGATCTTCCTGTGGTTCTTTCGGCCATGGCACTCTGGCTGTCTCAATCTTTTGGCCATACCCCTCTTTCGAAAGCCATGAAGCCGCCTTCGAATAGTCTCCTTCGAATCTAAGGAGGGTCAGGACATGGAAGCGATCATAAGCCTTTGCGTCAAATGGAGATGCGTTTGTAGAGAACACCTTGAAGAGCGGCCTACCGTCTTTACCTTTACAGTATCCAGTGGTGGCATGACAGTCATTACTCCGACCCGGCTTGCACCAGAGAATACCCTTCTGGGTCTCTCTCGAGATGGTCCATCCAGCTGGCTCAAGAAGGGTGGCGAAGTCAGGGCCCGAGAGAGCATAGTCATCTCCAGGCCTGAGATCTCTCTCTTCAAGGATGGGGCGCTCCGGCTCATGAGACTTCCCGTCTTCTTGATATTCGTCAAGAGATGAGGCGGCCAGGAAGAGGGCTTCCCTTCCCTCTTCATCGATCATAGGGGTATCTTCAATGGCCACATCTCCTTCCACAACATAGGGGCGCCTGGAAGGATGAGCTCCAAGTTCTGGAGAAGGGGCGATGGCATAGGAGCCCTCTCCACGAGTTTCGATCAAGACCTTCTTTTCACCGTCCCGAAAACCCCGCGCCAGGACTTCACTCCCCCCGAAGGACTGGCACCGGAAGTAAATATGGAGGCCGCCTCCATCCCTTGGAGTTTTGACCTTGGGAAGCCTCCCCAAGAGACCCGGAGCCATCTCTTCAACCACCGAAAGATAAGGTTGGACGACCAGAGGATCGTCAATATCGATGATCGTCAGGCCTCCGGAGATCCAGCCTCCTACAATGCCAGGGGCAGCCCCCCCTTCCATGAAGTGGACCTTGACTTCTTCGTCGGTCATATGGATTCCCTGGAAGCGCTGCCAACGACAGACGGGGGTCTTGGTCCCATCGGCCTTGACGGGGATGACCGAGAACCCGGCTTTTAGATAGCTCTTGGCCACTTCAAGGGTGGTCATACTTTCCTCTCGATTCTCCTTGAGGCAAGCCAAGCATCCACTTCGGTCTTGGGCCACCTGAGAGAGGCATTTCTCCCGACACCCACCCTGACCTCCGTAATACCCGCTTTCCTTAGGACTTTCAGGATGGTCTGCGGGGCAACTACGAGGATCTTAGCCAGAGTGGATGTGGCATAGTATTCTGGCTCTACGTGTTCAGCCATTCGCTTCCCCTAAAAAAGTAAGTGGTCTATTGATACACTATCTCCAGCTCGATGTCAATAGAGAAAAGAGCTATCCTTTATAATCGTTAGATTCTCTACTTGCGCTATTAGATCTAAAACAGATTCGCCTAATTCGTCAATTCGTCAAATTCGTAGTTCGTAGGGAGACGCCGTAACTAGCCTAATTCGTCAATTCGTCAAATTCGTAGTTCGTAGGGAAGATACCTGGATACGGGTCTAAGGTAGAGTGTATCCATGTATTCGTATATTCGTATATTCGTTTATACATTTTTATATATAAATTATAATATATAATATATATATTTATATGTATATAATATATAAGAATATACTAATAGACCAGCCCAAACCGAAGAACCAAGAACACCAAGAGTGAGCCTGTGTATCTTCCCTACGAATGACGAATTTGACGAATTTACGAACGAAGGGAATCGGGCGCCCAAGCTCCTCCAATTCAGTCCTTTCTTTTCTTCGTCGGTTTGGGTTAGCTCGTGAGCCGCGAATATTGATTATTAAATCACTTTAGGTATTGACTTTTAGCTGTTATACGTTAAAGTAGATGAGGTAGGAGGAAGGCACATGATTGAAATGGCATCTCTGGCGATCATGGTTATTTGGGCGGCCTGGAAGCTCATGACGTTTTTGGTCAAGAGATGGGAGGTCTTCGTATGGAATCATACGGTACATGAAGTAGAGCTTGGGGATGTGATGCTCCAGGCGCATCTCAGGAGGAGCTATCGGTTGAGCCAGAGGAGAAAGTGGGAAGCCAGGAAAGCATGGCTCAATCAGCTTGATGAAAGGATGGCTTTCGAGAGAGAAAGGATGGAGAGGCTGAGGCCCTATTTGAGCGAGATCAAGTTCAAGGACGAGGTTGAGTGGAAATCGATCAAGGAATGCTAGGAGGACAGTCATGGTGATCCTTGTTGTGGCGCTTCTCGCAGTTGCTTTGGGGGCGCGGAGTTTATTTCTCGGGTAGAAATAGTGGCGAAGGAGTCTACGCCGCCTCATGGACTGTCCTTGTCGTGGGGAGCTTCATCTTGCTCGCTATCGCAGGTTCGATAGGAGAATCGCGCCTCCATGCTCGCGAGAAGGTCTTCCAGTATGGAGCCGTCAAGCTTACGATCGAGAAGTCAAGAAGGCTTGCGCTCTCCGAGGTTGAGAGGGCGGCCATCCTGAAAGAGATCGTGGACTGGAATACATGGATCTCGAGCCAGCGCTTCATGAGGACGACTCAGTGGTCTTGGTGGCATCCAGAAGAGGGGGCGAACCTCGAGTTTCTTGAGTAGTGAGGGGATCATGTTCTTTCGCAGGATCTTGGATACTCTCCTCAAATGGCTTCGATCTTCATGGATTCGGGAGCCGAAGGGGGCGTGTGAGGGTCGCCGTAGCTTCTTCAGGGTTGCCGCAGGACTGACGGTACTGGCCGCTACGGCTCCCAGTATCCTTTTTGACCCCGCGAGCTCGTCTGGGAACCTCCTGACTCAGGCGGGGGCCCTCCGGACAGCGGGCATGACATGGGTGCCGCTCCAGGAAAGGATATTCTTTCGGCTTCTTACGGGTGAGATGGATCCGGAGCTTCTTCCGTCTATTCCAGAAGCTCCCGACGGAACCGCTATTTTTTGGAGTAAAAAGACATGAAGCCGCTCTACGCGCTCATCCTCTTGGCCGGATGCCAGAAGGATCATATCGACCAAGAGCCCTTCCTGATAACCGACGCGGGCTACGCCGTCCGCTGGCAGGACGACGGCACGTTGGACCAAGGCCTGTACACGAAGGCGGAGCTCTACGCCGCGTTCGACGCGGCCGTGGAGCGCTCCGCCGGTTACCTCGCAAAGTACGGGGCCCAGCCCAGCCAAGTGCTCGCCGCCGCGCACGGGTCGGCCTTCACCCTAATCGACAACCGGCGCTTCTGGATGCCAAGCACCTGGGTGTCGGGGTGCAACAGCATGACTGGCTCCATCATGGTCGTCTACTGGGGTACGAAGACGGGCGCGACTCTGCCCGTGGACCTTGCCTGTCCTTGGACAGCGGCGTTCAACCCGGCCAACGGCCTTTGGTACTGGGGCATCGACCCGAAGCCCTACCCGGCGCTCGGCCACGAACTCGGGCACTCCCTATATGGCGCGACGTTTGAGCACCCGGAACTTGGATGGAGGTGGCCCCAGTGATCGCGCTTGAGATGTCTCCCATGAAGTTGAAAGAAAGTTGACTTCTAAAGATGATTCTGTTATAGTTTTAAGTGGATGTATCCACTCGGTAAGCCTACGGGACGAAAGAAGTCGGGAGGCCGGCAGAAGGGCACTCCCAATCGGAGGACGTCCGAAGTCAAGGAAATCCTCCGGGAAGCCTTCGAGGGAGTTGGGGGAGTCCAGGCCCTCATCGCCTGGGGTAAGAGGGAGGAAAACCGCACCGAGTTCTACAAGCTCTGGGTGAAGATCATCCCGGCTGAAGTCCATCATTCTGGTATCGACGGGAAGGCCATCCAGGTCGAGCAGAAGATCGACTTCTCAAAAGTACCCTCAGACGAGCTTATTGAATATGAATCTGTCCTTGCCAAGCTCCGTTCAAGATCTGGAGAGACAGCTTCGTCTGGTACGGACGGAGATCTGCCGCAGGGAACTCACTGAGTTCGTCAGGCGCGCATGGCCGATCGTAGAACCTGGAACGAAGCTTCTGTGGAACTGGCACCTGGATGCGGTCTGCCAGCATCTCCAGTGCATGTATGAGGGGGTGATCGAGAAGCTCATCGTCAACCAGCCTCCCAGAACATCCAAGAGCCTGATCGCGAGCGTGATGTTTCCCTGCTGGCTGTGGACCCGGAATCCTTCCCTTGCCTTCATGTTCGCAAGTTACAGCTTTTCTCTCTCCAAGGATCATGCCTACAAGCGGAGAGCCATCCTGGATTCTGACTGGTATCAAAGCCATTTTGGGATCCACCCTTCGGAGGACCGGCACAATATCGTCGAGATCTCAAACACCCTGCATGGACTCATGTATACGACGAGCTTGACGGGATCGACCGTCGGGCGAGGGGGCGATTATCTCATCCTGGATGACCCCAATAATCCGAAGGAGACCGAGAGCGAGACGATCCGGGAATCTACGCTCCAGTGGTTTCGGATGAACTGGTCGACGAGAGCCAACCAGAAGTCGACCAAGTGGCTCGTGATCCAGCAGCGGACGCATATGAACGACATCACGGGCTTCTGCATCTCCCAGGGGGATTGGGTGCACCTGAAGATCCCGATGGAAGCGGAGGAGGGGACGCATACTTCGATCGGGTGGAAAGATCCAAGATCCAAGCGTGGAGAACTCATGTGGCCCGAGCGTTTCGGGCAAAAAGAGGTGCTCTCGCTCAAGAAGTCTCTCGGCCCCTATGGTTCATCGGGGCAGCTGCAGCAGGCTCCCGCGCCCAGTGAAGGCGGCATCATCAAGAGAGACTGGATCGGTCACTACGAGGTGAAGGAATCCCAGTACGTCATCCGTGACGTGAAGGGGGAGATCGAATACTCGATCGATCCATGGAAGTGCTTGAGGTTCGCGACCGTAGATCTCGCGGTCACGAAGAAGGACACCGCCAAGGCGGATCCAGACTACACGGTCATTGCTGCGTGGATCGCTTTCCTTTCGAGCCGCGGCCCGATCCTCCTTCTCCTGGATCAGAAGAGAGATCGTCTCGAGGGCCCGGATATCGAGAAGGAAATCGTCAAGATGCATGAGAAGTGGAAGTTCTCGATCATCGCGGTAGAGCAGATCGCTGGATTCATCGCGCTTGGGCAGCAATTCAAGCGCTCCAGGCTTCCGATCCGGGATATCGGGACCTCGAAGGATTCGTTCGTGAGACTGGAGGGCGATAAGCAGGCCAGGGCCTATGGCGCGACTCCCCTCATGGCGGACCGAAGATTCTTTGCCCCCGCGTTCGCCCCATGGCTCGGTGAATATATCCACGAGCTCACCATGTTCCCGAACTATGGGCACGATGACTGCGTGGACTGCACCTCGAGTGCGGTGGCGGTGGCCGAGAAGTATTGCAAGGGTGGATATGGGGAAGTTGACGCAAATCCTGGGCAGGAGAGGTATAATCGCCAGAAGCAGGATGATCCGGGGACTCAAGATCCCTGGAAAGAGAGAATGCTCATCCAGCCTTGATAGGAGGAGTTCGTGGCGACGTTGACTGGGCAGAACCCTCTTCTCTATGCGAGCACCTCGGATCTTCTCTACGATTACGCTCTCAGCTCCGCTTATCGACGGAGCTTCGTGTACGATCCTTCTTTTGCCCTCTCTCGCACCCCCGACATCTGGGAGATTGTTCGCTCAGATGTCGGGTTCTCCGCCTCTATTGACCGTTATACCAACCAGGTCACGCGGCCATGGCATGTCGAGGCTCCCAAGAAATCCAAGAAGAAGGATGATCAGCGCATGGCCGCGATCGTCGAGGATGCCGTAGGCCAGATCTACGACTTCGACAATGCGAGGAGGATCTTGAGCGAAGCCGCCTTCCTCGGACGTCGCTATGCCTATATCGAGAGCGACCGGAAGGTCATGGATCTTGGGGGCGAGGAGGAAATGGAGTGGATCGTTCCTACTCTCCTTCGGGATGTCGATCGCAGGCGCTTCCGCTGGGTTCCCCAGCTCGTCGGGGAGCCCGGAAGGCAGGAGCGCGTGATGCACCTCGCCTTCTTCAATACGATCCAGAATCAGTGGCAGGAAGCGTCCCCGTGGTTCCGTTCGGCTCTCATCGAATTCATCTGGTATAACACGGAGGAGAGAGTCGGAAACGGGCGCGGATGGCTTGAGCAAATCTATTTCGCGCACTTCATGAAGTCGACCGCGGTCACCAAGGTTGCGGACGGAGTCGATCGCTGGGCGAAGGGCATCTGGCTGGGGACGATCGACGGACTCCGCAATGCTTCGACCGGCAAGACCAACGACGATCTCATGGCGGGGATGAAGAGCATGCTTCGCACGATGCGTGAAGAGCATGTGGGCGTCATCGAGAATGTGGATGACGTCAAGATCGTCGAGACGAGCGGGACGGGCCATGAGATCGCCATGGATTTCATCCATTACTGGGATAATGGAGTCGAGCGGCTGGTGAACGGATCCGTACGTCCCACCGGTCTCGGAGGTCAGAAGACGGGCGGTCGCGCCCAGGCGGAGACGGAAGAAGATTCGAGCGAGGCCCACTATCAGCCGGCGCGGGATACCGGGGATGCGGTCGTCAATCGGGATCTCATCGGATGGTTCCTCTCCCAGCCCCTCAATCGCCAGAACCTTGAGAAGCTCGGCCTTGGAAGGGCGAAGCGTTCGGTCTTCCATTCCCGCCAGGAGAAGCGTGAGTCGATCCAGGATATCGTGACGACCGCAACGATGTTCATGGATCGCGGAATCCCCCTCGTCGAACAGGAAGTCTATGAACGCGCGGGCGGATGGGCTGTTCCGGGTCCTGGAGACAAGACGATCAGGGGACGCCAGGATGCGTTCGGAAGCCTCGATCAGGCCGAGCGGGAGAACGGGAAGTGGCAGAAAGGCAAGGGAGCCGGCGGGGCCGATAAGGGGGACGAGAGCTAGTTTTGACGTCGTCCTCCATGAAGTCGGAGACGCTGTAAATACCGCTTCTTGATCCATCTGACTTTCTCTCGCGAAATCATATTAATATATTGACATCTATTGATACCGCTTGGTATACTCTCTCCCAGAGATGAAGTGGAAGCCGGCTCTCCCCAAGGCCACACGACGCAAAGACAGTTCCCGCTTTTCCGCTTCATCTCGGAATACGGGCGTGTCGTGTGGCCTTGATGGGAGTTTTTGGATTTCACGCCCATGAAGCTGAAAGCGGGAGCTTGGAATCAGGAATCGGTCGTCCTTGTGGGAGGGGGGCCGAGCCTCAAGACTTTCGACTGGAGCATCCTTCGCCGGTGGAAGGAGCGTGTGATCGTGGTCAACCGTGCTTTCATTGATGTCCCCACGGCGGATCTCTTCTTCACCGAAGATGCACGGTTCATCACCCGCTTCGCGCGCGAATATTCCTATGCCTGGAAGACCTTCAAGGGGCTCAAAGTCTGGAACTGCCTCTCCGAGTCGGAGATCCCCGAAGTGCTGGCAGTAGCACCCGAGATCCAGATACTCACGAAGAAGAGAGACGATAAGTTCTGGTCCACCTCCTTCGAGGAGGGTCTTGGCTATTCATCCAACAGCATGGTCGGAGCGATGAACATCGCATGGCTCATGGGTGGAGAGCCGCTCTATCTGCTTGGGGTGGATGCGCGAACGTCTGGCCTCAGGATGGAGAACTACCATACGGATTACCGGTCCGACCCTATGTGGGAAGTGGGGGCCAATGCAGCGGACAACTTCAAGAACGATTTCGAGGGATGGGTCGCTCCCCATGTGAAGGATCGGGTCGTTCTCAATCTGGTCGATCCGGATCCAGACCGCATCTCCGCGATCACCTCATGGCCAAGGGTGGACCGGGACAAGTTCTTCCAATCCAGGTTCGATTTCGAAGCTCTCGATAAAGGAGGAAAGAAGAATGCTTCGTAGAGAGTTCCTTCAGTGGGCCTCTTCGCTTCCCGTCATCGGAAGCGGTATTCCGGTGCTTCTTGGAAGGAAGTTCCGCTCCGTGCCCATGGCGACCTTCATCGAGATGGATTCGGGTACCTGGCCCAACAAGGTAGGAGACAGTCTCGAAGTCGAGGATGTTCGTACCCAGGAGTTTGAATACATGGAGTGGATTCCCACGAGAGTCGAGCAGGGAAAGAGGACGGTTGTGAGGTGGGACGGGAAGAAAGCCAGGAAGACCGTCACCTGGATCAGGCTCAAGGGACGAAAGTGCGAGGTCAATGGAAGGGCGGTCAAGCTCTGGGTCAGGCAGGAGGAGATCCGGTAGTGCTGAAAGTCGTCAGTTACTATACGAACGACTTCTACCGGCAGAGATCCATTGCCCTCACCCGGTCTCTCGATAGGCACGGAGTCTATTATGAAGTCTCCTATGTCAAAGGGAAAACGAGCTGGGTTGAGGCCGTTTGTCACAAGCCGCAATTCATCGCCGAGTCTCTCGTCCGTTCGTCGTGCGATCTTCTGGTCTGGACTGATGCTGACAGCATCCTGGAAAGGCCTATTCCTTTCGAAGAACTTGGGAAAGGGGACATCGCTTTCGTTGGATGGCAAAGATCCCCTCATCACGACCGAGAATATCTTACGGGAACTATGGTCTTCAAGAATTCAACGAGAGTAAGGGACTTCGTGGAAGAATGGGCTCACCTGACGCCCACGTATCGGAATACCTTTACGCCTGAGCAGATGAGCCTGAAGGAGCTCCTTTCGCAGAAGACCGAGATCGCGATCCAGGAGCTCGATCCATCGTGGTGCTTCATTCAGGACGATATGAGGGAGATGTATCCGAATGCGAAAGAAATCTTCCGCCATACGCAAGCGAGCCGGACCTACAAGGAAATCGAAAGGAAAGCGGCTGAAGAAGCGGAACTTTCTCGAAGACTGGCTGAAAAGGAGTCCGGGAACTAACGACTACATCGTGGACATGTGATGAGATTGCTGGTGACGGGGGCTCATGGATTCCTGGGTCAGCATCTCGTTCCTCTTCTATCGGAATATGATCTCATCCTGCCCGAACGTCGTGAGTGCGACTGGAGGAACAAGAACCATGTGATCGCTTTTTTCCAATCCTATGTCCCCCATGCGGTCATCCATCTTGCCGCGAATGTGGGAGGGATCGGATACAACCAGAAGAATCCGGGAACCCTCTGGCGGGACAACCTTGAAATGGGAATCAATATCCTGGAGGCCTCGAGAATTTACGACGTCGAGAAGCTGGTCATGGTTTCAACCACCTGCGCCTACCCGAAGTTCTGCGAGACCCCGTTCAAGGAGTCGTCTTTATGGGATGGATACCCTGAAGAGACGAATGCCCCCTATGGGATCGCCAAGCGTGCTCTCATGACCGGCGCGCTGGCCTATCGGAAGGAATTCGGACTGGATGTCGTTACCGCCATTCCGACCAACCTCTACGGAGAAGGGGACAACTTCAGTTACGGCGATTCGCACGTCATCCCGGCGCTCATCCGGAAGTTCACGGACGGCGAGGATTCCGTTACCCTCTGGGGGAGTGGGAAAGCGACCCGGGACTTCCTCTATGCGGGGGACTGTGCCCGCGCCCTGGTCAGGATGCTTGAGGACTACAGCCGGAATACCCCCATCAATCTCGGAAGCGGCGAGGAGATCTCGATCGGGGAGCTTGCGGTCAGGATCTCGAAGCTATGCGGGTGGAACGGAAAGATCCACTGGGATTCCTCGAAACCCGATGGTCAGCCCAGAAGGCTTCTTTCGACCACGAATGCCAAAGCGGCCCTTCATTGGCATGGAGAGGTGAATCTTGAGGAGGGACTTAAGAGGACGATCGGGTGGTGGAGGGCGAACCGATGCTAGAAGCATGGGTTGTCTTTCCGTCGGCGGACAGGGAGAAGGCCGATCAAGCCGTCCGAGCGTGGTCACGGAAGGGATACCGGACTCTCGTCATGCAAGATCCTGGAAAAGATCGTTGCTCTGCCGACCTTGTCCATATCTCCCCTTTCACAGGCTATTACCGCTCGATCAACCTCCTGGTGGATCAGGCACTTTCTCTCGGAGCCGACACGGTCACCTGCGCTGCGGATGACATGGATCCTGATCCCGTAGCTACCGCCCAGGAGATTGGGAAATCCTATCTCGAGCGGTATCCCGATGGAGACGGAGTGCTCCAGGCCTGCGGAGATATGCAGGGAATGGATGGATCAGGAAGACAGGCTTCAGCGAGGATCTGCGGAAGTCCGACCTTCGGTAGAGGGTGGATCGAAAGAAGCTACGAAGGCAATGGGCCTTTCTGGAGCGGATATAGGAGTTTCTATGGGGATGAGGAGCTTTACAACGTAGCGCTCTATCATGGGCTTCTGTGGATGGCTCCTGAATATACCTTCCTCCATCGCCACTGGTCCTTTGGGTGGAGCGAGCAGTCGAGTTATCAGAAGAGGAATTCGGATACCTGGTGGAACGAGGATAAAGCTCTCTTCGATGTAAGGATAGAGGCTGGATTCCCCAGGAGCGGCCTTCTTTCGAAGGATGGACACTGATGCTGTCAGCCTACTGGGCCGTCTCCAACAACTTCGGCGATCTCATCGGTCCCTGGATGATCGAGAAGATGACGGGACTATACCCTCTCTATGCGGAGCCGAATGCACAATATTCCTATCTCTGTCTCGGCGGGTCCATCATCAATCACGTCAATTCATCGGCGGAAGTCTGGGGCGCCGGCCTTGGAACGATTACCGACGGGATCAATCCTGATGCACGCATCCATGCGGTGAGAGGACCCATCTCGAGATCGAGAGCTCTTTCTCTGGGGATCAAGTGTCCGCCCATCTATGGAGATCCAGGGCTTCTTCTGCCTATCTTCCATAAGCCATCCCTCAAGAGGCAGCCAAGAGTAGGAGTCGTTCCTCACTACGTAGACCAGTACAGGGCCTATGACCGATACCGCTCGAGCGCCCATGTCATCAATGTCTTCAAATCCATCGAATGCGTGGTGGATGAGATCTGTTCCTGCAGCGCCATCATTTCGAGCTCCCTTCATGGGATCATCGTCGCCCACGCCTACGGGATTCCGGCCCTCTGGGTCAAGATCTCCGACAGCCTGGGCGGCGATGGAACCAAGTTCCGGGATTACTTCCAGTCGGTGGGGATGGACATTCCTCAAGCAATCGACTTGAGAGAGGGCGGGCCGCTCCCCGAGGTCCCGAACTTCGTGCCATCCATCGATACCAAAGCGTTCTTTGATGCATGTCCCATCCCGAAAGAGAAGAGAGTGGGTTTCCAATATTATGTATAGCCAGGACGACGAGGAGAAGTTCATCCTGGAATGCTTCGGGGAGGAGAAGGGATACTTCCTGGATATCGGGGCGGCCGGAGGCATCAGGTTCTCGAATACGAGGGCGCTCGTCGAGAGGGGCTGGCGCGGCATCATGGTCGAGCCGTCTCCCAAACAGTTCCTTGAGCTCTTCGAGGTCTATAAAGACAATCCCGAAATCGTGCTTCTTAACGCGGCTCTTGCATGCTCGGCATCTCCAGAGAAGTTCTATTTCTCTCCCGAGACGGTCGTTAACACGATCAACCGTGAGGTGAAGGAGGAGTGGTCGAGGAGCTTCAAGTACTGGAGTTGGTTCATCTTCACGATGCCGGTCACGCTTTTTGTGGGGACGATGGTGAAGTTCAACGTTGACTTCGTCTCCATCGATGCGGAGGGGGAGAGCTGGGCGATTGCCATCGAGCTCATGAATCTTGGGTGTCGGCCAAAGATGTTCGTGGTCGAACACGACCATCTCCAGGAAAGAGGGGAAGCGGTGTTCGGTTCCAGGGGATACAAGAAGATCCATACGACCGGTAACAATACGATCTGGACACGATGATGAACGTCTTCTCAGTCGCTTTCTTCAGGAACTGGGCTTCTGGATACGAGTCTGAAAGGGCCGGCGCGGGTCGCGGGGTCTTCTTCGTCAACTATCTCAGGAGCCTGGTCCGGAATCATTGGGCTGTCTGGAGCGACTGGAAACTCTGGATCCATCATGATGAGAAGGCCAGGGAATTCCCTTATTGGAAGTGCATCGAGAAGATGGCGGATCGAGGTCTTCTCCGTATTTTCTACATGGGTGAGGCCAAGAAGCTCTGTGAAGCGATGCTCTGGAGGATGATTCCGTGCTGGAATACGGACGTCTCAAGAGTCCTTTGCCGCGATCTTGATTCCCTCTCCACTCCACGGGAGAGGAGAGCCGTCGATAAATGGATCTCTTCCGAGAAGGCCGTCTCCGCCCTTCATGACAGCGAGAGCCATAGCTCCACAGCTCTCATGGGAGGTCTGGTTGGATTCAAATCGGAGTGGGTGAGGGAGCATTGGAATACCTATCTCTATTTGATCTGGAAGGCAAAGGCTCACGGGATCGATCTCACCTACCATGGATCGGATCAGAACCTTCTCAATACCGAAGTCCTTCCTTACGCCCTTGCGGAGGGGCAGCTCTTAAGCGAGGACAGATTGAGTCTCGGGCCGAAGGGCCATATACTGGATGCCCTAGGGACACATTGCGGGGGAGCCATGCACGTAGATCCTGTCGTCCACTGGTTCAAAGAGCATCGTGACTATTGTCCGAAACTCGACGTGATCGAGGAATGTGAAAAGGATTGGAAGCAGACATGACGACCTATGCCGTGATCGCCACCAACCATTCTCACAGCTATCAGTTCTTCGCTCCCTTGACAGCTCTCATGTGGAGGGAGGTGGTGGGTTTCAATACCCTTTGCTTCCTGACGGGCAATGAGAGGGATTGGCAGGACAAGGCTGCGAAGCTCGTGGCTTCCAAGGTCCAGGAAGTGGGAGCTCGAGTCCAATATATCGGTCTTCTTGAAGGCTATCGCGACAGCCAGGCGGCCCAGTCGTCCCGCCAGCATGCCGCTGCGCTCGATCTTCCCGAGAGCGACCTCCTCATGACGGGCGACATCGACATGTGGCCTCTCTCCAGGGAATGGTTCAGGCAGTTTGACCTCGATGGATACGATTTCGCCTCCTTCTACAGCAATGCCTATGGCTGGCCCCATCCACCTTTCCTTCCGACTCCTTACATCGTGGCCACGGTCAAGAACTGGCGAAAGGTCATGCAGCTCGAGTGTCGTGGGGAGATCCTGACCCAGATGCAGGCAAACTTTGACCGGACGCTCGGGCGTTACCATGATTCATGGACGGCATGGTGGCAGGATGAGGTGTACTTCAATTCGAAGTTGAGAGAGTGGGATGGCTGGCCCAAGAGAGTCCAGATGATCACGCGGGATGGATGCCCTCCTCACGATCGCATTGACCGCGGGTGCTGGCCTGCCGTTATCGACTGGTCGAAGCCTCTGGCAGACACCCACCTCGTCAGGCCTGGGGCGACCCCTGAGAACTGGTCCCGTATCCGGCCGATCCTTGAGCATTTCGTCCCAGACCATATGGATTGGGTGGATTCCTATCACAGAGCTTATTCGGAGGCCAAGTACAATGCGTAAAGCCACGGTTGGAGAGATTGTCCTTTATCGCCCAGCCATCGATGACCAGAGATTCCATGACAAAGGCCATCGGGAGATCCTCCCTGCGGTCGTGACGAAGATCTGGGATGGAGTCGAGAATCTTCAAGTGCTCCCGGCCATGGATCTCCATGTCCTTCAGGATGCCCAGGTGCCGACGACCTTTGTCCCCTTCGTCCGTCAGGGGTCAGGAATCGGAGAGTGGAGCTTCCGTGATTAAAGCTTTTGACAGGGGGGGAAGTATCGTTGGGCATATTTGCCTGACCCATATTCTGGACGGTGTCCTTCATGGGAAGATCGTCCCCCTGTTCAATCCGGAGGTAGGACCTCTCTATGGCATCGCGGAATTCAATCTGTCGAAGCCGTGCATCCATGCGCTCCGCCTCTCCGGCTCTCCCGGTCTCTTTGGACCTTTGGATGAGCTGAGCGATGTGCCTCTGGCCTATCCAAGGAAGATGGAGAGCTACGAGATAACAGCGGAGATCCTGGAGAAGATCCTGGTCGATGCCAAAGAGCGCGAGAAGGAGGGCTGGTTCGCTCCAGTCTATATCGAGTGAAGAAGAAGGTCCTCACGGTCTGCAACGGAGGCAATGTCAGAAGCACGATGCTCGCCGAAGTGCTCAAGGGTACATTCGGGTGCGATGCCATCAATATAGGGACTTACTGGGCTTCCCATGAGACGATAGGGATGCTTGCCTCGTGGGCCGATCTCATCGTTCCTGTAGAACCTCGCTTCACGGCCAAGCTCCCAGAGCCGGATCTTCGATATTGGATCGATTCACCCATCTGGAACTGGCCTGAGAAGATCAGGATCGCGAAGATCGGTCCTGACGCATGGGGGCATGAGAAGTGGAAGGAATTGAAGGAAACTTGTGTCATTGCTGCCCAGGAGATCCTCCATGGCTAACGAAGTCCGTGATAACGGGAAGATCCTGATCCTGGACATCATGGGGGGATGTCCCATGGTAGTGGATCCCCAGAAGCCGCATCTGGGCGGAAACATGAACGGCGGGGATAGTGCCACGGATTTCTCGACGGATCTCTTTCCATGGCTGGTCAAGACCTTCTCGATCGAAAGCCTGATCGATGTGGGATGCGCCCAGGGCCATGCTCTTCATGCCTTCCGGGCTCTCGGAGTCAAGAAACTTCTGGGGATCGAGGGATTGAAATACAACGCGGACTTCTGCAAGGTGCCCGTTGTGGTCCACGATCTCACGAAAGGCCCTCACATCGTGGAAGGCTACGACTTTGTGTGGTGTTCGGATGTTGCGGAGCACATCGAAGAGCAGTTTGTCGACAACCTGCTTTTGACTCTCGCCAATGGAAAGATTCTGGCGATGGCGCAAGGCGGTCCGAACATGGGCCATAGTGGCTGGCACCATGTGAACAACCAGCCGGAGAGCTATTGGATCGAAAAACTGAAGTCCGTGGGCATGGAGACAGACGTTGAGCTCACCGAGGTAGCCCGCCGTCAGACCAACCGTGGCATCTGGCCTGAGTTTGGGCGGATTTACAGGAATGTGAGGAATAAGTGACGCAAGACCTCGGAGTAGGCAGTCATGTTCCCGTTCTTGCCTCAGCCGTGGCCAGGACGACGGGGGCGGTTTACGAGTTCGGCATGGGACATTGGTCGAGCTGGATGTTGCACCTCATGTGCGTTCCGGACCGTCCTCTCATCAGCTATGAATCAGATGCGGAGTGGATCGGAAAGTTTACGGGACTCATCGACAGGAACCATCTGGTGAGGCATGTGCTCGATTGGGAGAAGGAAACGTCGATCGACTATGCAGAGGGAGACGTAGCCTTTGTGGATCATTCTCCTGGAGAAGAGCGGATCAGGACCATCATGCGCCTGAAGGGCCGCTTCAAGTACATCGTGGTACACGATACTTGCGCCGACCTTCCTGGCTCCGGCGGCAATTACGGCTGGAAGCACCTCGACGGGAAGTTCAAGCACCAGGTCATCTACAAGCAGGTGCGGCCCTGGACGACCGTCTATTCGGATGTCGAGGAGTTCGCGCTATGAACATTTTAGTCGTCTGCGAAGGCGGTAATAGCCGCAGCGTCCAGTTTGCAACTATCCTTAAGACGGAATTTGGACATAACGCGGTGGCTATCGGGACGATGTATGCGCTCGATGGGGCGAGGGGTCGAGAGCCCGGAACGATGCTTTCCCGATGGGCCGATCGCATTGTTTTCATGGCCGCCTATATTGTGAATAAAGAACTCATTCCTCAGGATTGCTGGGACAAGATCCGGGTCTGCGAGCTCGGGCAGGATGTCTATGGGCGCGGACTGAATGAGGATCTTTCCCGCAAATGCCATGATTTCATGAATACGAATGGGTTGGCGTGAGATGAAAGACAGGGCCATCGTCACCTGCTGCTACTCGGTGAATAATCGGGAATACTACACCTCGTACTTCGAGAGGTTGAAGACGAGCCTGGATATCCATTCGAAGAATGCATCGCTCATTGCATGGACAACCGAGTGGCCGACGGGCTCTCCTCCTCATCAGTCGATGCCGTACGCCTTCAAATACTATGCCGTGAAAGATGCCTTCGAGAGAGGCTTCCAGAAAGTCTTGTGGCTCGACGCGGGAACGCAGGCTGTCTCATCCATCGAGCCCTTGTGGGACAGGGTGGATAGTCATGGCTATGCCCTCCTCCGTGGGGCTGATAACCTTGGAAAGTGGATCAGCGATTATGCTCTTGCGAAGTATGGATACACCCGCCTGCAGGCGAAGGAGATGACCCTTGCAGGCGGGTGTCTCGTGGGTCTCGACCAGAAGAGCAAGATCGCCATGGAATTCTTCGAGAAGTGGGAAGAGATCGCCCGCGACAGGAAGCTTCTCATGGGAGCCAATAGAAGGCCAAGGGAGCACGGTGGCGTCATGCGCTCCCTCATGCTTTCCGATGCGGATCAGTCGATCATCTCGGAAGATCCATGGGTGGAAGGCCACAGATCCGATGAGAGTTGCTTCACGCTTCTCATGGACAGGATGAAGATGGAACCGATCACCTATACCGATTGGCTCAAGGTATGCAAAACGTACTAGTCATCGACAATCACTCCGTGAGAACGGACCTTCTCGTCAAAGGCCCGGTGCTCGACGCTGGTTCTCGAGGGCTTGCGTTTTCAAGGTGGTTCGCGGCTCGTGGGCATAAGGTCGTCGCGCTTGATGCCGGAGAGGATGAAAAGGCCGATGGAGTGTCGACTCACAAAATGGCTCTTGTCCATTCAAAGTGGGCAGGGGGCAATGTGGCCCTGGCGCAAACCAGCGATCTCAATGCGCGATATATCGAAGGGCAATCAAGCGAAGGGGTATACGGAATCAGCATTCCAGTCCTGATGCATGATTATGGGATTGTCAAGTGGGACGTCATCAAGCTGAATATCGAGGGAAGCGAGTACGACATCCTGGATGAAATCGATGGTCCGATCTCAAGACAGATCGTCTTTGGGATGCATGAACATACGCAGGCGGCCAGAGGCAGAGCCGAGTGTGACCGTATCATCGATAAGCTGCGCCAGTGGTACACGATCCATAACCAAGTCTGGGAGAGGCGCTACGGCTGTATCGAGTCCTACTGGGATGTGCTTTGCATCGAGAAAGGGATCCAATGAGAGCTTTTGTCACAGGAGCCACGGGTTTCCTGGGCTCTCACCTGGTCCCAAGGCTTGGCCCAAAGACCGTCTCTCTCATTCGGGATCGCGCCACCTATCTCTCTTCCGGCATGAAGGTGGATACGACCCCCCTCTCCACGGTCTGCCATGGCGACCTTTCTGACCTTCCTAATCTTGAGAGGATCCTTGCGGAATACAGGATCGATACCGTCTTCCATCTCGCCGCTCAGACGGAGATTGCGGTCGGGTCCAAAGACCCGATCGGGACCTTCGAGTCCAATATCCGCGGGACCTGGAATGTCCTTGAGGCCTGCCGCCGTCAGAGGGTGGGGAGAATCATTGTCGCCTCGAGCGATAAATGTTATGGACGCAGCAAGCCTCCCTACAAGGAGACGATGCCCCTCCTTCCCGATCGTCCCTACGAAACTTCTAAAGCCTGCGTCGATCTCCTGGCCAAGACCTATGCTGAAACCTACGCGATGTCGATCGCGACAACGCGCTCGGTCAATCTCTATGGCCCTGGATGCCTCAGTCTCTCGACTCTTGTCCCCAATACGATCAAAAGGCTCCTTCTTGGGGAGAAGCCTATGGTCCGGAACGGGGGGGTCATGAGGCGAGACTGGCTCTATGTGGAAGATGCCGTCGATGCCTACATCAAGCTGTCGAGCAGCAGTTATGTCGGACCCATGAATATCGGCGGAGGAGAGGGCATATCGGTCCGTCAGGTGGTTGATATCATCATGGATCTGATGGGCAAGAAGGTCGATCTCGTCGATGAGGTCGACACTCATGGTGAGATCGTCGATCAGTGGACCGATGCCTCGCTGGCCAGAAAAGTCATCGGATGGACTCCCGCCCATACGCTTAAGGACGGACTTCGGAAGACGATCGAATGGTACAAGATCTACTTTGCGGAGGCCCCATGCGCCTGATCGGTCTCATGGTTGTAAGGAATGAATCATGGGTGCTTGAAGCCTCCATGAAGGCGGCGCTTCAGTGGGTGGATGGCCTGGCGATCTATCTCGACCGATGTACGGACAATACAGTCGAGATCGTGAAGAAGATCGCCAAGGGATGCAAGAAGGACATCCTGGTCAACGAGTCGGATCCCGATGCCTATTGGCAGGAGATGGATCATCGCCACAAGAATCTCCAGGATGGAAGAGGGATGGGAGGAACCCATTTCGCCATCATCGATGCGGATGAGATCCTCACATCCAACCTCCTCCCCTGGGTTAGAGGGTGGTGCGAAGAACTCATGCCGGGCCAAGTGCTCGACCTTCCCATGGTGGCTCCCTGGGGAAACCTTGACTTCTATTCTCCGAATACCCGCTCCGTCATGACCGTCGCATTCATGGACAAGTCTGATCTCGGGTGGGCTCCGAGAGGGGAAGAGAAGTACCACCACCACAATAGGCCACCTCATGGATTCACCGGAAGGATGTCTCCCTTGTCTCTTGAGGAGGGAGGCTGCTTCCATCTCCAGTGGGCTTCGATCCAGAGGAAGATCTGGAAAGACCGCCATTACATGATGACGGAGCTCCTGAGGTGGAATTATCCGGAAGACGCCATCAATGAGAAGTATCATTGGTGGGACAAGCTCCCTCACGGAGCGGATTTGAAAGCAGTTCCTCCTGGATGGTGGGCCGGATACGACAAGTCCTCTATCCGGCCCACCCAACCTTCCTGGTACGAATGGGAAGTCAAGAAACTCATCCGTGAGCATGGTCGTGAGCGCTTTTCAAAACTCTCTCTTTTTGGATTATAAATTATGGCCATGGTCCGCTCGGTCATCAACGATCTCTCGTCCAAGCTCTCGATCGACGAGATCCAACCGCAAGGAGATCATATTCTCATCGAGGTTCTTGAGAGGAACCGCTCCAAGGCCGGGATCATCATTCCCGGAAAGGAGAAGGCCGAGTGCCTCTATGGGAAAGTCCTCAAGGTCGGCAATGGGGAATGCAGCCCGGAGACGGGAGAGTACTACGGACCAGGAGTGAAGGCCGGAGATATCATCATGTCGGTGCAGTACATGGGAGAGAAGATCCAGGCCATCGGTAAGAATTACAGGCTTCTCCGGGAGCATGGGATCTGGGCGACCCTTAAAATAGAGAGGAAGTCGGAATTCGATTTCGAGATCCTCGAGATCCATCCCTATCGGGACCATATCCTCCTTAAGATGGCCAAGGAGGAGAAGACGCTAAAAGGGCATCTCTTCCTCCCATCAAACCCTCAAGCCATGTTCCGCATGGCGGACGTGGTTTCCACGGGTCCCGGAGAGAGAAGGCTCGCGACAGGCGTCGTCATCCCGCCATCCGTCAAGGCGAAGGATCGCGTCATCGTCATGCGCTATACGGGGTGCATCATGCATATGAAGGGTATTGAATATCGCCTGTCGAGCGAGGAGGATATCATGGCGATATTCGAGGGCCTTGGGGACGTGGACTGCATTGCCGGCCAGCATGCTCTTCCTCGGGCATCGGACAACTATGGAGTCATGTCGGATGCGGAAATGAACGAGTTGAATCGAAAGACGATCGTGGATTCTGGAGGTGAAGCGTGAGCAAGTGGTGGTTCTGTTCCGTAGGAGGGATCGGAGACTGTCTCATGGAGACTGACACGGATCTCTCGAATCAGTTCAATGATGAGGATTGGATCGAGTTCCATAAGTTGACGGTCGTGGTCATCTCTCCCTCCGGTCAGATGGGATTCGTCAAGCACCTGGCTTCCAATCCGAACTTCTCCAATGGTGGAGGGATGCTGCGCCGGTCGGCAATCGCCCTCTTTGCGGAGGCGAGGCCTTCCGTTGTCAAGGAAATGGAGGAGCGGGTATGGGCTGAGAGGCCCGTGGGTGGGATCGCCCTCCCTACGGCAGATGATGTCGCGAGGTTCAAGAAGCTGTGATTACCGCCCAGCAGGAAATAGACCGATTCCTCGATCGGAGATCGACCGTCTTCTTCGATGCGATGATGAACCTGGGCATGGCCCACCTGAAGGGGGACAGCCTTCCCTTGGCCAGGAAGGATATGGCCGAGGTCATCCAGAGGACTCTCATCCTGGCGGATCTGGCGGGAAGGAGAAGGCTGCTTCTCGAAGCGGATCGTGCGCGATCTCAGGAGATCGCTCGCTTCGCAGATATTCCGGAGACCTCTCCGATCGTCCCCGGTCTCATCTTCGAGGAGGCCGTGGCGGATATGTTCCGCAGGGAACCGAGGCTCGAGAAGAGCTCAGCCGAGATTGGAAGGATGTACTCGAATGACCGAGTTTTCGCCATGGCCCACAGTGCCGATCTCCACCTTACCGAACGGGTCCAGAAAGCCATCGTGGAATACATGCAGAAGGGCGGCTTCTTCCCCGATATCGAATCCAGGATCGTGAAGATGGCCGAGGAGCACCTGACTCCCTTCGCCAGGAGCTATGCGGCGACGGTCTTCAGGACCAACGCCTCGACAGCCTATACCAATGGCCGTCTGGCCCAGGCCATGGATCCCGATGTCTCTGAAATCATCGTTGGTTTCCATTATGTCGGGATCGATGACACGGAGACCCGGCGGAACCATAGAAGGGGATTTGGAACCATGGCTCCGACGACGGATCCGCTCTGGTCCCACTTCAGGCCTCCGAACGGCTTCCAATGCCGCTGTGGGCTTAATTACGTCAGTCGTTTCGAAGCCGAGAGACTTGGCCTTTGGAAGGATGGGAAGATGATTCCATTCTACTCAGCTCCCCCAGACTCTCTCCATCGAGACGTCGGCTTCCAGGGAGGTGTGTTTTGAGCTCGACGAGTAAATATATCCCGATGACCATCCGCCTCAAGAACGAGATGTACATCGAATTCAGGGACCGGGTTGCAGCGAGAGGCGGAACTCGAGTGGGGATCTTGAGGCTTCTCATCAAGCAATTCCTGGATGAAGAGGCCCGGCAGAGCCGGATCAAAGTTCGATAAGGTGGCTTCAAGAGATACCGATAGGCGTATCCCCTCCTTCCTCTCTTGTCTTGAGCTTCTCCTGTGTAATAATCGGGCGAGTGGGGAAAACAATCGCGCCGGGTACTACACTGACCTGCGGCACGGGACCGTGCCTCTCCAAAGAGGAACTTGAGGCGGCTTTCGCTTCAAGCGACTACTCGATCTTCTCTTTCACCCCCGACGAGCAGGAATGCATCTCCAGGAAGATGCATGTCATGAAGGATGAAGATAAGCCACAGGCCCAGAAGGTCGCCATCGCGATCTCCACCTGCGCGCCCTCGAAACAGAAGAGCGCGAATGCCTCGTCTAATTACGAAGCGACACGCATCAACATCAAGGGTGCCGACTACTCTTCCTTCGATACGGGGGATGGGTATGTCACCGTCAGGGATGTCATCCTGTGCGGGGAGATCAAGAAGGGGACGCGGGATGCTCCCAGGGATTATGGCCAGAAAGAGCTTCAGAGCCTGGTCGACTATTCGACGCGCCTGTATGACAAGGGGAGCTTCTGCTCTTCAGCCCATAAAGGTCACAACAAGCAGCTTGAATTGCAGGACCCGGAGTTCCTCGGCTTTGTGCTGCCCAAGAAGGTTGACCGGGCGGTTATCGACGCCGAGTCCCAGTGGGCGGTCTATGGAGATGTGAAGCTCAAGGCTGCCGCCTTTGAGAGAGCCCTTAAGGGTGAGCTTCCATTCATTTCTCCCGAGATTTCCTGGGGCGATAACCATATCCGCTCCATCGCGTTCCTGGATTCAAAGTGCCCTCACTTCAAAGCCCCTCTTTTCACGGTCCAGTCTCCCCTCAAGGATGTGACGGCGAAGTTCGAAGCCGTCTTTGAGCGATTCGAGACGGATGTCAAAGAGGAAGAGAGGGAAGAGAAGGAGCTTCACCTCTGCGACAGTTGTGGCACGAAGATCAAAAAAGAAGAGGGTTTTATGGCTGAGAAAGATCAGGCGGGCAAGCCCAAGGCAGCTCCGGTCGAACAGGCTCCTGGAGCCAAGCCGGTGAACGAGATCGCTCCAGTGGTCTCCAGGATGGAGGCGAGCGATGACCCCAAGATGGCGGCCAAGTTCGCCGCCTTCGAGGATGCCAATGCAGAGCTCAAGAAGCGTCTCGACGAGCGGGATGCTCTTGACCGTGCCAAGGCCCTTGAAGCCTGGGGTCTTGAAGAGATGAAGGGCTATCAGATCGGGCAGGCCGCCAAGAAGTCGATCGCCAAGTTCTCAGCCCATGGCGAATCGCAGCTCAAAGAGCATATTGAGATGCTGAAGGAAGTGACCCCGAAGGATTCGCCGCGCACGTTTGCGGCGGCCGAAGCGGCCAGTTCCGTGGCGATCAATGATCCCGCCCTGGCCAAGTTCGCTCAGGGAGGTCCTGAGAAGGCGGAGATGGCGGCTCGCTTCGCATCTGAATACCGGACCCTCAAGGCTCATCCTGCTGGGCGCGGCATGCAGATCAAGGAAGACGAGTACATCAAGTTCCAGATGGAGGCGCTGGAGAACTCCGAGGGAACCCACTGGGGCGTCAATCTCGGGTTCAAGAGCTAAATAGGAGGTAATCGATCATGTCTGCCCTCTCTCAGGCCACCCAGCGCCGCACGAAGCCCATCATGAGCTGGGTTCAGAACTACGTCGTTCTCAACAGCGGCGTCCTCTATGTCGGGTCGTTCGCTGGTATGCTGAACGGCACTTCGACCGCCCAGCGAGGCTATGCGAAGGCCTATGCGGACCAGAACTCGATCAAGTACCTGGGACTCGTGATCGGGTCTCCGTTCAGCCTCTCCACCACCCTGACCGTGACCGGGAATACCAGCGGCACTCCGGTTCCTCAGGTTACCGTAGAGGCGGGTCCGTTCATCATGCAGTCCTATACGGTGACGGGCTCGTCGGCTTTCACGGATGTGGGCCGTCAGGTCTATCTCCGAAACGACAACGATATGAACGTCACGCAGATCCTGTCCCCCAGGATCGGGCGCATCGAGTACTGGTACACGAGCACCACCTGTGACGTGCTCGTCTACGGCAACCTGGCGAGCGAAGTCATCTAGTTTAGGAGATAAGCAATGCCCGCTCCTGTCAATATCGGCGCCCTGGTCACGGCCGGCCTCCGCGCTGATTTCTCCCAGGCGTTCAACCCGAGATATCAGGGCGTGATGGCCCGTATCGGATCGGTGGTCGGAGAGGTCACCTCCGACAAGCTGACCGAGATCTACGGCGCCCTCAAGAGCCCGATCTATCCCATCCGCTGGGATAACGGGACGGACATTGCCTCGAAGGATGTCCTCTCGATCCAGATCTCCGTCACCAACCTGGATTGGGGTCGACGGGTCTATCTGCCCAGGAACTGGGAAGATGACCAGACGAAGACCGCATGGCAGGTGGCCCGCGGACTGGGGCAGAACTGGGCGACGCTTCCCGAGCGTCTCTTCTACCAGTTCATCCAGTCGTCTTCGGATCCCGACCTCCTCCCGGTCATCACGACCTCCTATGACGGCACGGCGCTCTACTCGGCTGCAGCCCGTGAAGGCGCGTCGAGCGGCAACATCGTGACCCAGACGGGATCGACCACCGTCCAGCAGGTCATCACGGACTTCTTCTCGATGGATGCCCGGTACAACGATCTCCAGAACTCGGAAAGCCAGCCCTTCTGGGATCCTGCGGATCTGGGCCACTACACCATCTTCTATGGCACCGCCATCAACCTGGTCATGATGCAGGCGGCCAAGCAGATGACGGTCCAGGGCAAGATCACGGGAACATCTACGACCGATGTCTCGACGTCGGCGGGCGTTTCGAACACGATCCTGGCGTCCGGCAAGCAGGTTTCCTGGCAGATGAGCCAGAGGATCACGAATACGGCCATCTATACGTTCCTGACGGGAATCCCCAACGAGTATCGTGCGGTTGCACGTCAGCTCCGCAAAGGGATGAACGAGGCGATCGGGAACTGGGAGACCTCGGACTCGACCCGCACGACCGGTCAGCCCTATGTCCAGTACGACAACCGCGAGACGATCTTCAGCTTCCTCTTCCAGTCGACGGTGAAGATCGTCTAGTTCTGGGTAACGGTTTTTTTGGGAAAGGAGATGCGCGATGGCTCGTCCGAAGAAGCAGCCCACATTCCAGGAACTTAATCCTGACGCCACGAGTTTCGAGGAAGTCACCTCGACGTCCCTCTACTGGTTCGGGATGCTTCCGGCAAAGCAGCCGTTTCGCATCAAGAAGCCCTGTCGGGACAAGGACCCAAAGACCGGCGACTATTACACCTACATGGAAACAACTTCCCAGGAGCTCTGGGAAGGCGATGTCAACCAGTGGATCGGCAAGTGCCCCTGGAAGCAGAGCCTGTCCGTCAATGGGCTCGGCTTTGACGCTTTCACCGAGACCCTGATGCGTCCCGTTGGAACGCAGGGCGAGATCCTGAACAAGCTCTCCTGGCCCGGAGCCATCCAGGAGATGGAAGACGACAAGGCAAAGCGTGCCATCGAGAACTGCTACAAGAACGTGATGCGGATCCAGAACGGTCTCGGGAAAGAGATCAATCTGGACCAGCCCAGGTCCTATACGATGTCCGAGAACGGCATCGAGAAGGTGACGAAAGAGGCGTTCAGCCCCAGGACGGATACCTATTTCGCCCACTATGTCTATCTCATCAAGCTTGAGGCCAAGCCCGATGACTATGATCGTTCGACCTACTATCGCCTGGCTTTGAGCTGGGACGAGTTCTTCAAGAGTCCTCCCGCTTCGATCGCGGAGATGTACCCGAGGACCCAGGCGCCCACGATGGAGGTCGCCAAGAAATAGACTCAAGGGAAGGAGTTATTTACGGCTACCCCTACCAGAGCGGCCATCTATAGCCAGATTCAGGCTACGGTGGATATTCTCGAGGAGATGCGCAAGTTCGGGCGCGTCAACTCGAAGAACATCATCTCTCTCATCAACTCCATCCAGACCATCTCGGCGGGAGACTGGGTGGTCGATGCGGAGAACGCCCTCCAGACGTTCCGATCGAATGCCGCCGCCAATGTAAGTCCGTCTTTGGCCGCTTCGATGCTTCGTCCGCTTCTCCAGACGCTGTGCAAGAGCGTCATCGGGAGAGGGGATACGTCCTCCGATCAGTCGATGAACTTCGAGATCTACAACTACTTCATCAACAATGCCCAGAGGGTCCAGTCCCGGGGAATCACCTACGGCCTTCCGGTGGCTGCTGCGGCCAATTATGGCAACGGGCAGATTGTCCGTCTCATCCGGGATCCCTACAACTTCAATGCAGAGAACGTCTTCCTGGACTCGAAGAGGCTTCTGTGTGTTGCGGACTATCAGACCGGAACCCAGAGAGGACAGGAAGTCTTCCAGCTCGTGGGGCAGACTCCCGCTCGAGACAACCTCGAGAGGAGCGGTTCCGGAGCGAGCGCGATCGTCATTGGACGCACGACCGATGATTCGCTCCTCTTCAATGCGAGTTTCGACCAGTTCTCTGGAACCGCCTCGGCTCCTACGGATGTCACCAACTGGACGCTGACTACGCTTGCGGGAGTGTCGGTCACCGTTTCCAGCACTTACTGCGCGTTCGACGGGACGAACTACTTCCGTCAGGCTCCGAACGGAGCCACCCCCTATGCCATCAAGCTCAATTCGTCCGTCCGGATGACCCAGGCTCTCTCCGTGAGAGGAACGAAACTCCGTACCGACCGCCCTTACCTCCTGGCCATCATCTGGAATAGCGCGGTCAACAGCGCCCAGGGAACCCTTGTGGCCAGGATGGGGCTGACGAACCGTTCGTTCAGCGTAACGGGAGCCAGCGGATGGAACGTCACCCTCATCCCCGTCACGGCCGGAGGTTTCGCCCAGCAGTCATGCTGGCCCAGGAACATGGAAACCGACCAGATGTCGATCTCGATCGACTGGACTCAGACAGCGGGCGGCCTTCTCATCGATGACGTCCTCTTCTGTGAAGGGACGCCCGCGGATGGATGCTTCTATTGGTCCATCCCCGCTTCGGCCAGTGCCTGGAAGCCCTCGAAGTACTTCGATCAGTATACCTTCGCGGACTTTGCCGCCAGCGATTCGAAGATCCAGAAATGGATCTGGTGGGCTTTCGGGGCCTATTGGCCTTCCAGCCTGGGATCCTCGATCACCCTGTCTGATCCTTAAAGAGGAGAGTTGAACGTCATGGCTACCCTTGCAGGCTCGGCTACGATCGCTTCGGGGGCGACGACATCCAATGCCATTGATCTGGGCACGGTCAATGCATGGAACGGCTTCCTCGGGTTCGTGATGCCGGCAGCCTTTACGGGAGCAACGATCTCATTCCAGGTCAGCCTGGATGACGTCACCTACCAGGCCTTGAATGACAGCTCCAATAACGCCATCTCCATCACGGTCACGGCCTCGAAGACTTATGGGTTCAAGGCGGATGTGAGAGCGGCCCTTTCTCCCTGGAGATACATCAAGATCGTCAGCGCCTCTGCCGAGGGCGGGTCGAGAACGATCCCGCTTCTCATCAAGTGATCGTCTTTGAAAGACCTCCTGGGAGAGATACCGCTTTCGAAAGCAATCTCAAGGGAAAGCCGTGGGCTGTCATGGTTGTCGAATCGATCAAGCACTTTGGCAAGGTTCTGACCTGCCCTACCCTTAAGAAGGTCGAAAGGACCTACCGTATCATGGCACGGGATCAGGCCGAAGCCATTGAGATCGCCCAGAAACGCTGGGCTGGATGCACCATTTCCATTCGAGAGATGAAGTAATGGCCGCCACCAAATGGTCCAATGGCGCTGCGGATAACAAATGGTCCACGGTCGGGAACTGGACCGTCAACCTTCCCGCCACGACCGATCCCGTGACCTTTGATTCCACGTCTACGGCCAACTGCACGATTGACGCCTTGGGAACCTGGAGCGGTGGAACGCTGACGATTGCTTCCACCTATTCCGGGACGATCACCCAGAACACCGGAATCAACATCACGACGGCTGCTTACTCGCAGGCGGCCGGGACCTTCACCTGCCACAGCGCGGCGACCTTCACCTCGACGACCTTCTCGGTCACGGGCGGAGAGTTCGATCAGGGCGGCTCCTTTGTGTCGACCACTTTCGGATGCACGTCGACCGGGATTTACGGCGGTTCCAGCGGGGCCATGTCGACCACCGCCGTCACGTTCAGTGGCACGGCTGCGCTAAAGGCCACCTCAGGAAACTGGCAGCTTGCCGGCTCATGGACGCAGAGCGGCGCGACGACGACGTTCACCCACAACTCAGGCACGATCACGATCACGGCCGCTTCGACGTTCAATGACGCGCGCTCAAGCTTCAACCTCATCAACTGGTCGACATCGAATGCCGCCATCACGATCTCAGCCTCGACGACCTGCCCGCTTGGGGCAAATCCGACAACGACCGTCGGGACGTCCACCGTCACGATTGCCGGGATCGTCTCCTGGGCTGGAAACTTTACGCATACGGGCAACATCACCACCAACAACGGCTCGACCCTGACGGGTACTTCGACGCCGACCCTGACTCTTGATCGTTCGCTGAACATCGGGGCGACGACCACGGTCACCAATGCCATCGGGACCGTGTCTCTCGTGGGTGCGGCGCTCTTGACCTATACCGATACCGGAGACGCGCTCTCGGGCTCGACATTCGTGATCACCCGAACCGGCTCGAATGCGGCAACCATCGCCGCGAACACGATCTGTCGCGTTGGGAACAATCCCACCATCACGACATCTGCGGCCGGGCTCACGGTGACGGGCACCCTGAGCGGGACCGGGACGCTGACGCGCAGGACCACCTCAACCGGTGCCGGGTTTACGGTCGATGCCACGGGAACCGTGAGCGGTTTTTCTGCATTCATCTTGGATGGCGGCGTGACGGTGACGGCGGGCGGCACATTCCCAACGGTGCCGATCACGTTCCTGCGGGCCATCGTCACTTCGACCGTAACAGCGACGGCGACCACGCTCGGGACCTGTACCATCGGCGGGGCCACGAATAACGCCTTTACTGTTGCGGCGAACACGACCTGTCCCTTGGGGGCCAGCCCGACGACAACCTGCGGCACTGGCCTATACACGAGCACGGGCACGACCTCGGTCAGTGGAATATGGACCCACACGGGCGCACTCTCCGTGGGTGCGACGGGGGTCATCTCTGGCGCGATTACCCAGATCACTCTTAACGGAAACCTGACGTTCAATGCGGCGAGCACGATCACGGCTGGGATTGCCCTGTCTTGTATCGGGTCCACGACACAGACGATCACGGCCACGGCCTATACGTTCGCGACGAGCGCCGTTGACAAGGGGGCCTTCCCTTCAGCAATCATCGCGGTGGCTGCAAACACCACGCTTCCCCTTGGAGCGAATCCGAGCACTCGTGGGACATGGACCAGCGTGAGCGGGACCGTGACCTGGACGGGAACGTGGACGAACGAAGACGACATCAACGTCGCTGCGGGCGGAACGATCAGCGGCGGTAGCGCGATCACCATCACTAACGGCGGCATTGGGTTCAATGCCACGGCCGTTTTCCCGGCCAACCTGAATATCACGTTCAGCTACGACGGGGCGGCCAACGGGACCAACTTTACCTTCGCTGGCGGCAATCAGACGGGTTACGGGGCCATTCGTCGAACCGGCATCGGTACGTCCATCGTGACCATCGCCGGCTCCAACACCTTCTCCAGTTTCCGCGACAATGACGGTGCTGTAGCTCACACGTTGAAATTCACGGCGGGGACGACGCAGACGGTGGGAAGCTTCACGGTTTCGGGGTCTTCCGGCAATCGGGTCACGCTCCAGTCGACCGTGGGCGGGAGCGCATGGCTCCTGGCTCCCTCCTCGGACTTCACGGCCTCGAATGTGATTGTCCAGGATTCGACGGTAGTCAATTACTACGGCTATGCCTCCGGTAATTCGACCCTCGTCTCGAACGATACGCATTGGCAGCTCTCTCAGTCCGCGTCTTCGAACGGGGTGGCCACGATTTCGAGCGGCCAGACGGTCTCCAATGCGGTCGATCTCGGAACCGTCAATGCCTGGGATGCATTCGTAGGGTTCTCGATGCCTTCGGCCTTCACGGGAACGGCCCTCACCTTCCAGGTCTCGACGGACGGGTCGAACTTCCAGGATCTTTATGACAGCTCGAATACGCAGGTTTCGATCACGGTGACCGTGTCGAAGGACTATGGTTTCACGGACGATGTCATGTCCGTCCTTTCGGTCTGGAGATATGTTAAACTGGTCTCCAATGCAGCCGAGGGTGCGGGAAGGACGATCCCGCTCTATATCGGGCCTTCCAGGATCGTGAGAGCTCCGGTGGAGGCTTTCTGATGGCGACCTTTCTGGCCACCTATCAAGCCCGCTTCTCGACCGAGCTTCGAACGAACTGGTCGAATCCGCAGAACAGCTCTGCAACGACTCCCAATACGACCCTCGAAGGACTCTCCGATACCGATGTCGTCGGCGAGTTCAAGAAGCGCGGAATTACTCCGGACTCAACGGATGACCGCCATGTGACGACCGCCATGGGAGGGGTCATCGCGAGACTCATGTTCTATACCCAGGCTCCTGGATGGGAGGTCTCCTGGGACATGTTCAAGGACGATCTCAAACTTCTGGCCGAGACGACGTCGAGGGACAGGATCATCCCGACCAACGATTCCTATCTGGCTCCGAGTTATGATACGATGAATGCCCTGCCTCCTTTCGACCCGGAGAACTTCCAGAACTATACGTCCAATCCTCCACAGGGACCGCCCCCCAATCAGTCTTGAAGAGGACGTATGGATCACGGATCCCTGAAAGACCAGATCCGGCGCTTCAGGGCCCAGCTTAAGAATCCAGACCGTCCCTTGATGGGCGGGAAGACGCTCATGAGCTGGATCGGAGCCCTTGGAGTCGCCTCATCGCAGAAAGCGTTCATGGATCAGGCTCTTGGAGACATCAAGTGGTCTCCGAGATATCCCAACCAGGAGCCACCGAAGCTCAATATCGCCGGGTTCATCATGGATTTCAAGAGCGGGAGGACGCAGCCGAAGCCGAATCGCTTCCAGGACAGACCGGCCCTGGTAGATGAGGGGAATAGAGGAGGGATCTGGGGATCCCTGACGTTCCAGGTCCTCGGGGCTCTCGATGTCGCCTGGGGAACCTACAAATCCTACGCAAAAAAGCAGCAGGAGGGCGGCGTCACCATGATCCGTTATGATGATGCTACGAAGGACAGGATGAGGGACTGGCTCTATACTAAAGACGGGAGAAAGAGGGAGAGCCAGGCGGGGCGGACGAAGAACCCGAGGTCCGACTATGAAAAGCATGTCCGACCGCTCCTCCGGAAGCAAAAAAGGATCTGGAGCCAGACCGTGATCGCCCGTCCATTCGTCGGAGTCACCGACCAGCTCCAGTCGGATATCGAGAAAGCCATCAAACTCTATTACGAGAAGGTGCAGCGTGGCGGCCCCTAGTGCAAGCTCCGTCATCCGGATTCCATCGACCATCGTCTTCAACTCCGTGACTCTCGGAGAGTCCAGAGATATCGAGTTCATCCCCCACCCCCAGCTTCGGCCCATCTGGGGCGAGGAGCTCTCGACCTTCGTCGATGTCATCTATGGAGGCGAGAAGGTGATGGTCAATATCGTCCTCCGATATCCCGATGTCGATGCCATAAGCGCCATCTGTCTCAATGCCTCCGGATCGACCTGGGGATTCAATGCCACGGGATCGAACAGGGCCGGCCTCTCGCTCTATACGAGAGCGCAGACGCTCGTCATCACCCCTCGCTATTCGGGACACCCATCGGTGACGATCAATAAAGCCATTCCCTTCATGAGCGAGGGAGCGATGCTCCAGTTCGCCTGGAACAAGGAGTTCGGCCTGGCCTGCAGCTTCTTCGGATCGATGGCATCGAACGGAGCCGTGTATACTGCTTGATATGAAAGACGACGATAAAAAGGCCGTCCGAGTGGATTGGTTCCTGTGCGACATCGCGCCTGCCCATATCACGGTGACCGATGAGCTCATGGAATCCGCATTCCATCATGCGCTCCAGTATCTCAAGGTCGGACAGATCTCCTGGGAGAAGTATAGCCTGCTCTCGGAGTTCTCGCGATTCATCTTCGACAAGGCGCGGGCGATCCTGGACGGAGAAGAGGTGCTTCCCAGGGAGGAATCTCCTTCCCCCGCCGCGCCTCGGCCTCATGGCCCTGACACGCCTCTCGACAAAGAGGAGCTTTCGAAACCCACTGAAAAGGCGGTTTAAGTGACCGAGAGCAGTCTCCTGTCCGCCATCAAGGCGCTCCTTATCGCCCAGACCTGGTCTGGTGGAACGGTGGTCTTTCCCACCGGATGTGTCCATATCAGCGCCAACTCGGATCTCGCCATGGAAAGCGCGCTTAAGACGATGAGAACCCCCTTCGCCCTCCTTCAGCCCTTGAGCTCTGCGAGCGATCCAGAGTTCGATCAGCTCCCGAACCTCGTACAGCTCCAGTTCCAGGTAAGGATCCTGGTCATGGTTCCCGGGGACGCCATCGGAGAGAACGCCGTCATGGGAGGCCAGAGAACGGGGGGTTCTACGGCTTCCGAAGGCATGGGCATCTTCGACGTGGAACAGAGGGTCTTCAATGCCATTGGAACCCTGAATCAGCTTGAGAGCATCATCATCCAGTGCCGGCAGAAGGGCGGCCTCAATGCCGCGATCGTTGCGGAAAAGACCTATGTTGCCTGGAGGGACCTGACCTTCGAAGCGATCGGGACGTGGATATAGATGGCTACTCGGATCGGAGAAGGAGTCTGGATCCAGCTTAATCTCGATACCTCGAAGGCCGAGAGGGCTCTGGATCGCCTTGAGCGCAGGGCGGATGCGATCGATGAAGGGACCGGTCCAAGGGGGCCTGGAGGTCCTGGAGGAGGGGGTCCAAAGGGAGGAAGGGTTCCGAAAGCTCCCTTTGGAAGCGAGGCCATCGAGGCAGCCATTCCTGTCACGATCCTTGCTCACAGGAAAGTCCAGAAGAAGAATAGCCCCGTCCTTCTTGCAACGATCGGAAGACTCAAGGAGAACTATAACGACACCTCTGCTCCTCCTCTGACTCCCAGGGGAGATCCGTTCATGGCGATGGGGGGCTCTTATCTCCAGCTACTCGGGCCCCTGAATCAGTTTGCTCCGCGTGGGACCTGGTATGATGCGGCCAGATCGGGCGGCGTGAATTGGTTCATGGGAAAGAGGAATGAGCATGCGGTAGTGGACGAGTGGGAGACCTATATCCGGAAGTGGATCGTCGAGCACGAGCTTCCCAGGAAATGGAAGGTACTCCCCAGAATCATGAAGACCATGGGCAAGTCGAGCGGCCTCATCCAGTCGGCCAAAGATGCCGCCACCTGGCTGGCATCGAATCCCCTCAAGGCCTTCATCGGATATGAGGCGGCGAAGGTGGCCATGGCCACTCCGAATGCCCTGGCGATCGGGCTGGCTTCCAATCCGATCACGTCGGACTGGTCCATCACCCGGCAGATCGAGAGCTTGAGGAATTCCGTCACCTATATCGAGTCTTACGTCAAGACGGCCCTTGATGCCGTCCACAAGACCATGGACATGTCGACCGCGATGGCGAGGGTCAACGGAAAAGTCCCGAACATCACGATCGGATATGGGATCTACCGCCAGGCGGAACTGCAGGAAGATCAGCTCAAGAGGAAGATGGATGAGTTCAAACAGAAGGAAGTGGCGGCGGCCGTCGGAGAATCCATGAGGGAGATCTTCAAGGGCGGTATCAACAAATAAGAGGTATCTGTGCCTGTTTCAAGAGAACTGAGCGTCACCTACGCCGGGCTGACCTTTGGCGGATCGACCGCACGTCAGATTGACGGCTATACCGTCGTGGAGAAGGACTACGTCACGGCCGCCTTCGAGTTCTCCTTCATCACGACGGCCACGAGCGAATCCGCCTTTGCCACGGAATGTGCCGCGGTCGAAGCCGCCTTCAGGACCCCAAGGGGAGATCTCGTCGTCACCCAGGGATCGGCCACCCTCCTTTCCCTCAAACAGTCCAACAATACAGGATTGAATGCCTATCCCACGATCCAGAAGCAGGGGGATATCGGAGATACAGGAAGGTCCAGGTTCTACAACGTCAGAATCGATTTCGGTCTCCCCGCGGACAATGTCAACACCAATTTCCGCAGGTTCTCCACCGTCAATGTGGAGTATTCCATCGAGAACCAGAGGACCGTGACCATCTCCGGAACCTACACGGCCAACTCGACGGATGGGACGACGGGAAGCTTCGCGACCTATCTGGCCAATTCCGGGGCCTATTTCACCTCGGTCCTTACCGGAATCTCGGCTACGGCCGTCTTTGAGCCGGTGGGCGTACCCCGCATCGAGCGTGACGAGACCGACAAGATTACGAACTTCACGGCTCTCTTCAAGGAGATCATCTTTCCCCAGTCGTCCGCCAATACGGATGAGCCGGGGCTCAAGGATCCCACGCTCTCCATCACCGTCGAGAGGCAGGCTCCCGGAGACAGCGACTTCTCATCCATCAGCTTCGGGCAGTCCCAAGGGAATGCGGGGCCTTCCGGCAACACCACGGGAGGGAATCGGGACGTGACCCAGACGATGGGCGTCACTCCCCCTCCCGGACTCACGGTAACCCAGGAGCGTCCGAGGCTTGTCACGCTCAGCTACACTGTCGGAATCGATGCCAATGTCATTACCGGCCTTGCCGGGATGCAGGCAAAGTATGTCGGGACGATCCGCCCCTTCCTCCTCCTTCAGGCTTCCCAGGCTGCTGCGGGTGGCACCGTGGTTCTCATCGACGAGGCTCCTGACTACGGCGATATGTATCGGAACCTGTTCAGTGTCACCATGACCTTCCAGGCCTATATTTCCGATATCCTCTCGAAAAGGATCACGATCTCCGATCGGACCAATGAGGGGAAGAGTCTCCGCTTCGTATGGACAGGGAACCCCTATGACTACTATGAATACCAGTCTGGCATCGTCCGCCTGAAGACGATCACCGAGGAGTTCGAAGAGGTCGTCAATACGGGAGATTCCAATGCCTATATCGAGGGAAAGGTGATCGCTGGCCCTTCCCCCCTGGGGATCCCGAACGCCGACAAGTGGACCGTTCTTGAGAGAGAGCCCAGAGGCGGGTCGGTCAAGCGGGGCCTGGTTGGGGGTGCCCAGGTCTATATCGGACAGTGTATCATCGTGACGGTCATGCAGTTCAGGAACAAGTACGGATCCTCCATTGCCAATGCGGGAGGGATTAGCGGAGGAGTAGCCACATGACAATCGCCACCTTCGGGGGTAAGCCGCTCCTCAACAGCTCCCCCGTCTCCTGGCCTCTTCTTGCCGGAGTCAAGCCCGCCATCCAGACCTTTGACGTCACTCCCGATGACGCGCGGGCTCTTGGGCAGTCGAACGGACCTTACCAGCTCGTCATCGATACAGGGCACGGGAATCCTGTGGTAGTCGATAAACTCTATCTTCTCAACGTCAGCCCTGGAGAAGACAAGTTTATCTCGAGGATCCAGGTTGCCGATCGACGATGCTGGTGGGGCTATGGACAGACGGGACAGATGTGGTTCAACCATCGGAGAAATGTCGGCACCAAGCGGCTCGTGGCCAACAACCAGATTCCTGCCGTCAATCCCACGGCCTTCAAGGTCTCCTATTGGAATTGGAGCCTCAATAACGGTCAGGTCTGGGTGACCCGGACCATGCTCGAAGCCGTTCTCAAGAAGGCCCAGCAGGCGGAAGCCAGCATGAACGGACTCCGCTTCCCCTACGTCATTGATGAACGGGTGGGAGATCAGATTCGGGCGCTTCCCATAGAAGACTTCACGCTGGATGAAGCCTGCGACCAGGGGCTTATGAGGGCCATGGCCTACCTGCCCGCCGGATCCATCTATGTCGACTATGACGGCACGGTCGTCGTCACGTCCCAGGCTACGGGAGATGAGAAGGGGGTCGTGAAAGCCCTGTCTCCAGAGATTGCGGGAGCCGGGCATACGGATCTCGTCTTCAACAATCTCATCCGTCCCCGGGCCATCGAGGTGCTCTATACCCGGGAGGTCGAGCTCGTCTTCGACTTCCACGAGAGCGCCCTTGATGTCGGACAGACGACCACGGATATCGGCGATACGAGGGCCATGGAGAACGTGCTGCCGTCGGTCGATTATCAGTTGACGACGGCCAATGGAGTCCCGGACAGCCAGGCTCCGATTGCCCAGGGGACATGGATCACCTTTCCGCAGGCTTTCAACTACTGGGGGAATATGCCGTTCATCTCCCAGAATGGAGATGGAAGAAAGCTGGACCATGACATCCTTCAGAGGGCCTTTGTTCCAGGGATGGATCTCGAGGGAGCCCTACTCAGGGCAGGCAGCCAGCCCCAGAACAACGGACAGATCAAGCCCTGGGTGGCCCGGATCCGCGCGGCCATGGACCATTACCGGACGACCTTCAGGATCGCCCCGAAGTACATGGACCGGATCCTCTCCATTCGGGCCTATCGGGTCACGACGATCGACCCCCAGAGCGGGACAAGAGCTCCGGCGCCCGCCTATGGGGACTACTCGTGGCTTTATACGCAGCAGACGCTCTTGAAACAGGTCCGCTCCGCAAGCACCCAGGACGGATCTCCCGACTGGATCATCAACCGGACGGCTTATCCCCAGAGCGGAGTCCTCGATGAGACGGCGGAAGTTTCCCCGTGCAAGGTGGAGGTGGTGGATCAGGATCAGGGAATCATCCATTTGACCTATATGCCCAATCCCATCTATGGGATGAACGAAACGGTGCTTCCTTCCCAGATGGCGGTGGGCATGATGCCGACGGCCGATATCACGAACCGCTCAAGACCCATCAGCTTCGATACGGTCATCGGCAGCCTCGTCTGCCCGAAGCTGGACAGCGAGTTCAAGCTGAAGGTCCTTCTTTCATGTGTTCCCGCGGCATCCAACGACAACCAGGGACAGCTTCACAAGATCACGGTCTATCCCAATGATATCGCCTCCATGGTTCCGAACCCTCTGACCGCAGGCCTTTCTCTCGCCCAAGGTCCCGTGATGCAGGTCAGGATCGGCCCCCAGACGGAAGTGGCTCGCGTTGCCTGGAATGATGCGAGATCCGCGGAACTCGATCGATGCTTTGGAATTGGAGCTGGAGAGCCGAATCTGGAAGGTCTCGTGATCAATGAGGGGGCTCCAAGCGATCTCACGAACGGAGCTTCTCTCAATGCCATCGCCAAGGCATCTGCGGCCAGGATCTATGCAGCCCTGGCCGATCGATTTCAGGGATCCATGGCTGGATATATGAACGGGAAGGTGAGGCCCGGAGGATGGCTGACCGAGGTCCGCCATACGCTCCAGCCCGATGGAGTGGCCATGACCACGGTAACGATGCCCGTCGAAGTCCCGCAGTGGAGCATCTTCAGCTTCCTGGACAGCGCCTCCAGGACGGCCATTCTCAAGCTTGTGCAGCCACAGTAGAAAGGGATAATAGATCCATGTCATTCCTCCAGACCTGGGATCGCCCTGGAGTCGGGTATCTTGTCCT